AAATACTAGGGTGATTACCGACCTCACTATGGAAGAAGATGAGCGCTGCAAACAGCTTATAGATAATGCAAAGGATAAAAGATCAGGATTGGCAACTTCAGTCCGTGACTCTTATGTAACAAAGAACCATGAGCGATTTGGTCTTAGTGCTTCCAAATTAAATAGCTGTGTTGTTAACAAAGTGTTATACAGCGACAACCCTATAAAGATGAGTACAGGCGTTGAGATTACAGTACATGATTTATTTGATAACCCTGAATTGTATGATGCAGAATACTGCCATGATCCGCTTGAGCCTGATTATGGTGGTAGTTCTGGGAGTGCCACAAAAGCTTGGATTGACATAGACAATAGGATCATACATAGTCACGCACATGGTGGCATTGTTTATGCACTAGAACATAGTGAACGCAAGTCTGCCTCTGAAATTGCTCTTGAGGTATGTGATACAAAAGACCATAAAATAATGTTCAAGACTGCTGCTATGGAGGCAGCACGCTTTGATTTTATGGCTACAGAGATTGACCAGTTAATAGCTATGCTCGCTAAGTATGCTGGACTCAAGAAGAGTTCGTGTGATAAGGCATTCAGGGAGCATTATGCTAGGATAAAAGGTGGTGATGGTTCTAAGCGTGAATCAGTAATGCTTAATCTAGTATCTCATGCTATCAGAGATGACGGCTCTTTCATCCCTGAGATGATACAAGGAAACATAAGTGCGCCAATTACATTAGAGTTCCCTCACACCTTCTATCGTGGCGAGAGCAGGATGAACTTCGATACTGTTGAGAACTTTGAGTTTATGACTCAGGCTTATGGTATACAGTTTAGTTACGATGTTGTGTTAAAGATACCTGAGATAGTGTTTCCATCAAATAGTGTTCCTGATGGTGACAACAAAATGAACGCATGTTTATCTAGGCTCAAATCCCTTTGTGTGTTGAATGGCTTGGGCAAGGATAGTGTGAACTATGTTGCTGAGATGGTAAACTCAAATCAGATGAATCCCGTTCTTGATTGGGTTGCTAGGGTTAAGTGGGATGGTAACCCACGACTCCAATTAGTGACTGATAATATCAAGACTGAGGTGTATGGCTCCAGTAGTGATGAAAGAGTTAATGAATCTTTTTCAAAGCGCTACAAAACCAAAGTGTTGAGAATGTGGTTCCTTCAATGTATCGCAGCTTTAGATAGTGCTAGAAACTCACCATTGTCGCACAAGATGGGTATTGCTGTTCCCAAGTATGAGCACATACTTGTATTTGTTGGCGATCAGGGTATACAGAAAACCAAGTTTATCAAGTCACTACTTCCTAACGAGCTAAAACAATACATTCTTACAGGTCATGAGCTTGATGTTAAAGACAAGGACAATATTAAGATTGCTATATCCCACTGGATAACTGAGCTGGGGGAGCTTGATAGCACCTTCAAGAAGTCTGATATATCAAGCCTTAAAGCTTTCCTATCTAAAGAAGATGACCAGATTAGAATGCCTTATGCTGCCTCTGAAAGTAAGTTTGTAAGACGGACATCCTTTGTTGGTACCGTTAATGATATTCAATTTTTAGTTGATAAAACTGGTAATAGACGATACCTACCTTTACACGTAAAACTTCTAAAACCTTTCTATGAAATTGCTATCCCTAATGGCGACCAAGAAACCGAATCTGATACCTCTATAAGTAAAGAGATTACGCCACCTAAACAGGCAGAGCCCGTCACGGATATTTCTAACTTTGTTGAAGAACCTAAGAAAACTGATGCATTTGGTAGAGCGATTCTTAGTTCATCTGATATTGTTAGTCAGAATGAAGCGAAGAGCGAAACAAAGATTGAAGAGAAACAGGAACCAACCGCTGTAGTAGCTGAGAAAATGCATGAAAGAATGAGTGACAGCTACCACACGCAACAATTCTGGGCTGAGATGTATCATTATTACCTAGAAGGTGAGCAATGGTGGCCAGATGATGAACTGGAGAGCTATTTGAGAGTTGTCACAAAGTCGCATGATAGGATTGATCCAAACATTGAAGCTCTTGAACAGAAGTTTGACGTTGAAAAGAATGATGAATGGAGAAAGATTCATGGTGTAAGGGGTGAGATTGGTGTTACTGATATTGGTGAAGCAATTAGCTTTGTAACACTTACCTCAAAAGAAATATGTTCAGAGATTGGTGTTAACATATCCGACTCAAGAGTAGCAGGCACTATAAGCAACTACCTAGCCACAAAAGGTTTTAGGTATGCTAAGTTTACCCTTGCTGCTAAAAAGCAGAAGAAAGGCTTTAGGATTGCTTTAAACTGGGGTGAAACCTTAAGCAGTGCCTTTGATATGCCAGTTAAATCAGGAGAGAGTTAAAATGAAACGGTACAGGATTGCTATAAAACTAAACAATATAGGAAATTTGATTTATTTGCCTCAAATTAAAATATTGTTTTTATGGGTTAGACTGCCAATACAACGTCCAACCGATATTGATCATGGTAACTCTCCTTGGAACTCTAATAAAGACTGGGCTATAAAACAGATAAAAACGCATAAACTTAGAAGTAAATTAGATAAGAAGATTATCTATGAGTATGTTTAGATGAGCATAAATAAAGAAGACTACGTTTATATCATGTCTATTGATAGAAAAGAACTTTATGATTTTTGCACTGCAAACAATATTGAAAAACACAGAGCAAGAATTGTAGACAGGATGGATTGCATTGTTGGTATTCATGGTGAACATGCTACTGTTCATATATTACGTTCTGCACATAAAATGTGTAATTATAAAAAACTTCTTGATGTGTTGACATTTAGTAGATGGACTATCATTGAGGTAGAGTCATGAATATAATTGATGCCGCAAATGAGTGGCTTGTTAGTGACTCAGAAGACGTAAATGAAGCTGAGGCAATCATTGAACATTTGGTTGAGGATTTAACTCTCGCTAATGATTGCATTGTTGATCAAGATAAAAAGATTGAGACACTTAAGAAAAATGTAAAATGGCTTAATAGGTTTAGCTCTTGTAATAAAGAGGGCGAATAATATGGAATTACCAGTAAATTATAATGATACTCATTTTTCTGTCAGGAAGCTTGTTAGGCAAGAGTATATTACGCGCCAAAAAGGTCTATGTTGCCATTGTGGGGCACCGTTGATTGGCAAACCTACTAAGGAAATGCTTTGTAAAAAGGTTAACATTGCGTTATTTCCTTTTCATTTTTTCAAATGGCCTGTTCATTTGCATCATAATCACGATACTGGGATGACTATTGGTGCAGTTCATAGTTATTGTAACGCTGTTTTGTGGGAATATCATGGAGAGTAGTTGTGAAAATACCAAAATTTTGTCCAACTGAAACACAAATGTCTAAAATTGGTCGGCATCATTGGTCAGTAGCTAGACTGTTCGATCTATCAAAAGATTTTGAAGTCATGGATATACCATTAGATCACCTTAACGTGTATAACAAGTATGAAGACCTTACATTAAGGGCAATGGCAATGCATATTAATGCGGTTAATTCAGCAAACTTGGATTTTCCTATTATTCTTGATGAGGATGGTGAGTTAATGGACGGTAGACATAGGATAATCAAGGCCATGATTGAAGGAAGAAAGACTATAAAGGCTGTTCGGTTTGACGAAAACCCAAGTCCGTGTAAAGAAGAAGATTAATGGAGAATAAAATGAAAATTGCAAAATGGGAGAATGGTAATTGGTGCGATGTTAGTATTATTGAAGATCATATTTCTATGTTTGGGTTCGATCCACATGGTTATATATTGATTGATAATATAGATATTGAGATGGATAATAGAATTGGTGACTGTCTTGAGTGTAAACGTAATGGCGTATTAGTTGCTGAACATTTTTGTAAAATAAATGTTCTTTGTGAAAAAGAGTTGATTGGTGCGGAACTTGATTTGGCTGTTGCCAAAGTGCTTGGGCATTATGATGATGACTGTTTTAAACCGGGAATAAAGAATGGTATATGTTATGCCTATATAGATGAATATAAATCTGATATGCCTTTGGAGTTCTCTAGTAATTGGGAACAAGGCGGTCCTCTGATTGAACAGCATAGGATTGATTTGACACCAACTAAGATAGAAGGCGAAACATATTGGTGGGCAACTGTAACTAAAGATAACCCTACTTGTGATACATCAGTGATGGGCCCGACAGTATTAATAGCTGCAATGAGAGCTTTAGTAGCATTTAAAACAAAAGGATAATGAAATGAGTAATGTACTTTATAGATATGACGGGTTAAGGTATTCAACTGGTGTTGATGAATATGGAACATCACATGGATATCGAGTTATGTTGAATCTTACTGAGTTTAAGATACTAAAAGAGACGCCAAAGGGTGCATGGATTGATAACTTCGGAAAGAAGAAGTTTGTCAATCTTCATGCTAAAAAACAGTTTGCATGTATTGATCAAACAGGCGCACTTAACTCTTTTCTTAAAAGGAAAGAGTGTCAGATAAGAATATTATCGTCTCGGTTAGATACTGCAAAAGAAATGAAGCTTAAGGCTGAATCATTATTACATGTAGTTGACCCGAAACCAGTTTTCGTGTGCAAAATAACCTAACAAAATGGATAACAAGATAATGAGTGATAATCAATACCCATACGAAATTATAAGAGGTCTTAAAGACAATGAAATATCTGAATTGGTTAGCGCTGTAACCAAATTAGTATCTAAGACGGTTCCCGATCCACCTCAGTGTTTGCGAGAATTGGTTAAACATGCTGTTCTTAACTATCTGCGTGCAAATGATTTAGCTATTGATCCACTTAAAATTCTTAGTTATGAACCTGATGAACCTGATGAGATGGATTCGTTGATTCAATCTTTACGAGCATCTTTAGAAACTATTGCTTGTTTAGGTAATGGTAACACACATGGAAATAGTATTGGTAATTGTATGGCTATAGATGCGTTAAATAAGATAGAATATTATAGGAAAGGGGCGAAGAAATGAAATATTGGGTTTGTGTTCCGTATGTTTTGTCTCAGGTTTTCTTGTTTTATGTTATTTATTGGGCTATAACTAATACTAATATCTCCGAATCTGATGGGTATTATTTTGGTTTTCTTATTGCTACATATGGTGCTCTTGTTATTGCTAGTTATAGTTTGCTTATATGGTTTAAAATTAGGGCTATGACTGATGGTTCGTAATTTGTTTAAAATTGTAAAGGTACCGTGAAAGTACCTTGAAGGTACCCGGAGAATGGTGTTTGAAATGTTTGGAATCGAGGCTCAAGAAATGGATAATATAGATGGTTTTAGTGTGGTTAGAAAAACTCGTCCGAGCGAGATTCTGGGAATCTGGATAACATTGTTTTCTGTGTGGATTCAAATGTGGGTAATAATTGCCCAATCTGGGGAAATTGGGCTGAAAAGGTACCGTGGAAGGTACCGTCATGGTACTTCTTGGAATGTGTTGCAAGTTGTTGATATTGTTATAGAATGTAGCGGTGATAGAGCCGAAATTCCCGAAAGGTACCGCGGCGCCGCCCTTTGTGCACGAACCCTAATAACCGATAAAAAAAATCACACCCCTTTTTCACTAAAAATCTCTACTATTTCTTTTATCCGGTACCTTTTCAATTTATTCAACACTTTCAAGCACTTACACTGGAACTTAACGGTACCTTTATGGTACACTTTACAGGTACTTTAGCGGTACCTTTCGCTTTTAGCACCGAAAAACATGAATTTTTAATAAAAATCACAATAAACGAGAGATTGACACATGGACAACAGAATAAGCAAAGAAGTGGTTTTAGGGGCGTCCGAGGGCATCTTCCTAATCTGGGAAAAACATTGGTTAAAAGAATGGAACAATCTTGACATTTCCGATAAGAAAGTTCTGGCCGCCTTATATTGGGATGATTTAACAGATGTCCAAAAATCTGATTTTTCTGATCGTGAGTATATTGATCTACAGAAAATCAAAGCAGCGAAACACGCTGAGCTTGTATCTGACCCTGTAAAAATGAAAAAGCATTTTCTTGAAGGTGCAGCCCCATTGATTGATGAAATGGTCGGTCTTGCAAATGGTGATAAGAAATTATCGGTAAAACCAAACACAACAGAAGAATGGGCTAAAAGAGAAATCTGGTCGGTAATGAAAGATATCATTGTTAGAACCGACAATCCTGCACCTATGATTGATCTAAAAGGCAAATCAATCGATGATCAGATTGATGCAATACTTACGAAAGTGTCTGAAGGTAAGATTACTATTGCTGATGCTAAAGAATACATGGCACTTGTGTCGTCAGGTTTCAACTTACAACAACTGCCAAAACTTTTAGCAACACTTGATGCGCTGGAGAATAAATAATGAATTATGATCAACTAATCAAGAGGGCGAAGAAGGCTATTGCTGATGCATCTGCAAAATTATCACGAGCTTCTGTACACAGAGCAACAATAGATGATTCTATCGAGAAGTTGAATGGTTTGGTCGTTGTAATGCACCCAGATTACCAGAGGCCACCAAACACACCTAGCCACAGGGTACAGGACAGGCCAGAAGCCACTTTTAAGCCTGACTGAGCCACTTTTAGAAATTATCAAGGCCAAGGTAGCACCCCAACCAAGATAATCCAGCCATCACACCTCATATGAGACCGAGAATAACATGAAAATTACAGAAAATGGCGCTAGAGGTTGGGTTATTTCGGTCTGGTTAAAATATACTGGGACGGGACGTACGCTCCGCATAATTTTACAGGAATAATAAAAAAGACCAAGCACTCTCGTACTTGGCCAAAAGGTGAAAACTGTTTAATCAAATTGGTTAGCGATAAACCTGATGCGGCCTTCTACTGCTTCTTGTTCTTTTAGCGCCGGGATCAAATCAGGGTAATCGTTTTCAATCCTATCTTGAAAACTATCAATATTTCTAAGCTCAAGACCACCACGATAAAAATGAATGAATCTCAAGTGGGATAAAAATTCTCTATAATTCGCGTCACTCATGAGTCTAACCACTCGTCAAAAGTTTTGTATGGTAAACCAAGGTCTTTCATACATGTAACATAAATTTCGTATCTATCTTTCATGATTCACTCACAATAACCCGCTCACCCTTTTTAAGAACATAGAGTGTGCCAGAGTTGCTAAAAATGCGACAGTAAACCCTTTTCCATCTGCCTTCATGTTTTACTTTGTACTGCGTTGATATTTTACTACCATAGCCTGATTGGGTTTGCTGTAAACCTTTAAGCTGCCACCATAGCGGCTCAGATATAGTTAGAACTTCTTTACCATCAATTTTTAATTGTGGGATCATGAGATTCTCCGCTGACCTTCACCACCAACTCTTGCGCCAGGATTCAGACTTCTACCATATGCAGCACCTTCTTCGGAACCTCTGATTGGTTTGGCTCGTGTGAGTCCTTTGAAATTAGACTCTACAAATTCAGCATTCGCAATATCTTGCTGTTTCATTTGGTCAAGAGGTACTAAGCCTGTACCGGGAAGAATCTCTGTTTTATCAGCCCTGCGCTCATCAATAATCTTCTGACATACTTCAGCCAAGCCAATTGCAACACCTTTTTTAAACATAGCGTTTTTGCCTTTGGTTTCCTTCCTCACCTGATCTAAGATTTGATCAATGACAATTGTTGCGGTCATTCTGTTTGAGCCAGTACCAATGATCAGTGACTTGGTTGGTGTCCAGTTTGCGTCAAAGATAATCCTGCAATTATACAGGCGGGCAATTGAGCCAATGATTGACATGTTGCCGGGAGTCTTTACATTATAATCTGCAAAGGTACAAAACACAGTATCTGGCGAAGCAAGCTGACTCATCTCTAAAGAATGTTTTGCCAGTAAACCATTAGCCATGCGCATTGCATTTTCTGATTCTGCACCAACTGCACCTTTATCTGCGGCAAGAGCAAAAAGCTTTCTTACTTTTTCGATTATTCTGTTTTCTGCTTTTTGTTTGTTTTCTGCGGACTGTGACATAATTTTCACCTTATGCTTTGTTTGAAAGAGATTCTATTATAACATTTTAAAACATTATTACAACTACCAGTTTTGCGGAATTCTAAACTAACCCGTAATACTATGTGGTACAATACTGTACGTAATATTACCTTTGTTAAGCTGATCAAAAGCAAACGATTTCTGCCAATCTCTGCTTTTCTTATTAAATTTCAGCAGGTTAGCAGGGCTAAGACCACCACGAACAGCATCAATCAGCTTGTCAAATTCTTGCTCGTTGCGGTCACCTATGTCACCTTGACACTCAAAACAGATACCGTATTCACTGTCTTGATCTTGGTCTTCATAGCCTTCCCAAGTTCTAAAATCCTCGCCACAGCACCCACATCTGAGCCAAATGCCTACTGGAACTATCATGACGCCACCTTTGGATAGAACTCTTTAAACAGAATTTCGTATCTTGGATCATCAGTATTGACATATTCGTGCTGATATTTCATGTTGCTTTGTATGATGCAAAATGCCCAGCCAACGTCCTGAATGATATAAATCTTACCATCATCGCCAGTAGCAAAGAGAACTTTGCTTGAATAAGTCATTTTCTTCGGCTTATTCATACCACCTTTTGGATTTTCAGTAAGCCTTACAGCACGCTCCTTGCCCTTGTTTTGCTCTACCATGAAGCTACATTTGACACGTTTGCTACCATAAGGCCAGTCATCAAAGTGCTTTTCTTTGGAAAAATCGGTGTATACCATTGGCAGATTATCCATTTTTCTTCTCCATTTCTGTGATAATTGCTTTAGCAACCGCATGTGAATGATTAGTTTTTACTGTAAGTTCGAGGGTTTCCCAGCCATCTTGCGCCAGAATTCCCTCATAACCCCTTTCAGTAATGATTTGTTTTACCGTTTTAACTGCCATTTTGGTTCACCTTATATCTGAATTATTTTTATGTTTTCTCCTAAGAGAGATTTTATTATAACAGTTTAAAACATTCTAACAAGAGGCAGTTTCACGGAATTCAAGACAAAAAAATAGGCTCTTGCGAGCCTATCTTCTTTCCTGCTATACCCGGGAGGTATTAGGTTGCTGCTGGTTCAGCAGGAGTTTCGGTAACAACTTCTTCAACCAGCTCACCACTCCAAACCTTGGCAAAATGAACAACATTCATGGCCTGAGTAGAGTATGCTTCTGGAATCTTGTTCGCATGACAGAAGGCAACAACAGCAACCTTGTCAGCTTCACGATTTTCCAAGATGAAATCAAGGATGTTTTTGTAATGACCACCAAAACCAGTCTTGCGAGTCTTTGCAGCACGAGGAGTTTTAGGCAGTTCAATACCAGCCTCTTTAGCCCATGTGCGAAGCGATCCCATTGCTTTTGTCTCAGCAACCTTAAGGCTTTTGACCAGCTTGGCAATGATCTTGTTGACTTCATCAACAGTTTCGATTTTTTCAACGCCTTCCATCAGCTCACCAGTTTTGACCTTGCGTTCTTTCGCAGTCAGGCGCAGACCTTTTTCCTTGATTACTTCATTGAACACATTGCGCAGCTCACCGAACGCAATACCACCTTCAAACAGTTCTTGCAAGATGGCATCATCTGATTTACCTGCGGCCAGACCGGCAACTACAATAGCTGTATTTTCTTTCTTACCCATGATGTTTACACTCCCGTGTTAATTGTGTTTTCTGGAAGATTCCAGTTTTAAGATTATCTCACAAACTCTAATCGTTTGCAAGTTTATTTTTTGCTTAACTAATAAAATTTTTATTGCTAAGCGGTTACATATGTGCTTCTGCTTCTTTCTCAACAAGAGCATTTATTATAACACAACTAGTAAGCGTTGCAAGCTTATATTTATTATATTTTACAACTTGTGTTTTGCAACTGGTTAAAACTTTTCAATCAAAATAATTTATGTATGTTACGCTGTATAATATATGATTTATTCATTTCGCTTCACGACTCACAGCGCGAATCGGGCATGCTTATAAGTGCGCTTTTCGGTATATTTTTTGGTGTATATACGCGACGGAAAAAATTCTGGCACCGCTCCGTCCGTTACGCTTTTTTGGCACGATTCTTGAATTCCGCCACGTTCGAGAAAGTTGGCACGATTTTTGACCATGCAACGACCGTGCCAATTGTTTTGGCATGATTTTTCCCTTGCATATTTTAGGCCAACTTTTCTGGCATGATTTTTGTTGTTGCAAGAACCGGGCCAATTATTGTTGGCATGTTTTATGCTTACAGAATTTTCTGATTTTGCCTATATATATAGAGTAAAATTAAATTGAAAATAATGTTTTAAAATGTTGCATAATGTTTTGCATGGTGTATACTTGGTAACAAGTGAGGGTAAACAAGAAAAGCCCATTTTAATTTTCTTGATTATTAAAGGTGATAAACATTATGACTTCAGCAACTAAAAAAACTACAGCAGCAAGCAACAAAAAAATCATCGCTGGTATCATTGACCAACATTTCAACAAGGGGGTTTCTCTGGATGAGACAGCCCTGCTATTGACGCAAAATGGCGTAGCCTTCTCAGACATTCAAAACACAATTAAGAGTGTAGGACTGGCCAATGATTGGATTCTGACGCCTGAGAAACTGCAAGCAAAGGTGCAAGAGCATATTAAAGGTAAATCAATCAGCCATTTTCTGGATGTGCAAAAGCTGGCCAGCACTTTAGAAATCCCACAACTTTCAAATTCTGAAGTTGAAAAGGCCATTGTTGATTTTTCTGGTGTGAACAAGTCAACAGTTACAGCGAGTAAGAAGTTTAAACAGTTTAATAATTCTGGTCACATGGGAAAAATTGCAGAGTGGGTCAGAGCAAATCCAAAATTCACGCATGATGAAATCTTGAATTCTGGATTGATTGCAGATGCTCCGCACAGAACAGAATACTTCGAGGAGTTCCTAGCGTACAGGGAATTTTTTCAGAGTCTGGCAGGATAAAAATAAACAGAGTCTAGGCATACAAAAAAGCCTAGGCTCTGATTTTATACATATTGTTTTTACTGTGAGGTGTACATAATGAAAAAGAAAAAACAAATTCCGCTTTATATCTTTGTTGGTAATGTTATGAAAAAGATTTTACTTGACTCTGATAAAGAAGTGTATTCGCTAGGTAGGATTTTTGGTTTCAGTAATTTAAAGTATGATCTAAAAAACAACTTTTTCTATATGCGTTTTTGAATAGATGACTTTTCTTTTGTTGGTTCTTGCAATAGTTATAACATGGTTCGCAGGACGAGACTAACATAGCAAATCAAATGCTTGACTTATTTTTCAGTCCGGCATTTTTTTTAACATAAAATCCGTGTTGCGCTCGTTACGCAAATATCTCCTAGCAATACTCGTGCCAGTATTCACCCCTTCGTAAATTTTCATCGTGCCAACGCCATAGTCCGCCTAAAAAATTTGAAAACGCCAATTTTAACCTAATTCTACCACCCGATAATAAGAAACCGCCTACATTGCAATCGCACCAAAATCATGTTATACTGTTTCAAACCGCCACCCCTACAACCACGAATAAAGATAACGACAAAAAGCGAACCCTTAAAATGAAAACCGGATACCTAATAGTTCTCCCTTTCCCTCCATCGGTAAATGATTACTATGGAATGGCCTGTAATGCAAAAAGGCCTCGCAAGTTCATAAAGACAAAGGGTGAGCAATACCGCATAAGAGTCCAAGAGATAATCCAATCAAAAGACCTTGAACTAAGAGCGAATGTTCCTCTATCTGTATCAATAACTCTAACACCGAAAGATAACAGGGTTCATGATATAGACAACGTTTTAAAATGCCTATTCGACTCTTTAACTCATGCTCATTTCTGGCAGGATGACTCATTTGTGCGTAAACTATCTATGGACTATGCACCAGAGATATCAAAAGAAGGTTCTGTTTTACTTCACGTGGAGGCTTTATGATTAAGAAAACAAACAATGTAACTCATCTATTCGGGGGAGAGCCACACAAAGAAAACAGTAGATAAAGCCTTTGAGAATGCTAAAGAAGACCTTGACAGGCTAAATATTGTGAATTGTGTCATTGTATTAGTTGACGATGAAGGAACAATCACTTATAGTTATGCTAATCTAAACAAGAACGTAACAATGATTGGCGCTCTTAGACATATGGAGGGTGTAATAATTGATGCAGTAAAAGAGATCGATAGCTAAATGCAACAAAGAGTAATTGAACTTACAAAAAGTCAAACACAGTTTTATGACGACGACTTTTCTAAAGCGGTAGCTTTTGTCACTGGTTTTGGAGGTGGTAAGACTTTTTCGCTTGTCAATAAGATGGTTGATATTAAACTTCGCCATCCTAAAGTAGATTTACTCTATCTACTACCTACCTACTCAATGTTCCGTGACATTCTATTCCCAACTTTGGTTGAGGTACTAGAAGGCACTGGTATCGAATACAAGATCAATAAAACAACGGGTGAAATCTACTTTGACGCAGGTGGGCGGGTAATCCTGAAGTCAATGGACAATCCCGACACAATTGTTGGTATGAATGTGTTTGCTGTGCTACTTGATGAGCTGGATACCCTACCAACTGACAAAGCAAGACAGGTTTGGATCAAAGCACTTGCTCGGGCACGTAAGAAAGTAAATGTATTTAACGAAGATGGCACAATAGCACTAGATGAGAATGGCGAAGAGATAGAGCTTATCAATCAAATGATAGTTGGCTCGACTCCAGAAGGCTATCGCCTCTTGTATCAAATGTTTGAAAAGAACAAGCCTGATAACTACACTCTGATACAAGCTAGTGGTTATGAGAACGTTCATCTACCAAAAGATTATTATGATAATCTGAAGATGATATATCCGCCTGAGTTAGTAGAAGCTTACATCAATGGTAAGTTCGTCAACATGGCGGTAGGTGCGGTCTACAAGCAGTACGATAGAATACTGTGTGGTAGTGATGCAATATATAGAGATGGCGAGGCTATCCATATCTCACTAGATTTCAATGTTACCAATATGAACGGGGTTGTATTTGTTGAGCGTGACCCTGTATTTACTAGCAATCCACTATTTGTTTATGAAGGCTATAACAGCTTCCATGCTGTCAAACACCTGACTAACATCATGGATACCCCAGAGATGATTCAGGTCATTAGGGAGCGCTACCCACGGTCTCCTGTGTACTGTTACCCTGATGCTTCAGGAAAAAACACAAGCTCAAAGGGATTTACAACGTCAGATATTTCATTGCTAAAAGCTGCTGGTTTTCACTGTAAATATCCGCAGAAAAATCCTCGGATAATGGAAAGAGTGCAAAGTGTAAATTCTGCATTTATGACTGGACTTATCAAAGTAAATGTAAGAGAATGTGAAAAGGTTGCTGATGCACTTGAGCAACAGGTATATAATAAAGCTACAGAGCTTCCAGAAAAGACCAGCGGTAGCTCTATTGATGATATCAATGACTCATTCGGTTACTTCATTCATATGAAGTTTCCAATTAATAGAAATACTATGTCCAGCAAAACAATTAAAGGATTATGATATGTCGAACCCACTATTGGTTGATTGTCCTTCAAATACGTGGACAAAGGTTGCGACAAATGTAACTGTCGGTTCAATAAAAATAATGTCTGATACCCCAAATGTTTATTTTCATACGTATCGAGAAACAGGTGATGCGGCACCAACAAATGTAAACATTGGTAAAGCATTTGAAGATAGCGCTGATATATCACATTCTCAAGGTATAGACGTCTATATAATGGCTCAGAATAAAGATGGACGAGTAAGGGTTGATTTATAATTTATCATCGTTTATATAATGGGAACATATAATGATTGGCAATGGCGGAAGAGAATTCAGAATAAATAATGTACCTGTCAATGATTATGTTCATCGACATGGGGCTGCAACAACGCTAGCAGTAGCAGTATCAACTGGCGATACGTCAGTAGACGTGTTAGATGCATCAGGCTTTTCTGTAGGTCAGTTCGTTCATTTCGGTGCAGAAATTGGACATACAGAACCTATTCATTCACAAATTACAGCTATTGCGGTTAACAATATAACGCTAGATAGACCAATTGATAACAATTTCCAAATTGGCGATGAAATAGAAGAAGTAATCGTTGATATGTCTACAGATATTGGTACACTAGTTGCACCAATATCATATAAATACTATCCACGAAAAGATACAGTAGAGCACATAACTATACTTATATTGTCAATGGTACACGCAGGTGCTGGAGATAACTCAAAATTTGGCGATTTGGTAGCATTGTCTAATGGGGTTGTAGTCCGTGGATTAATAAACGGTGTGATAAGAACATTCTCAAACTGGAAGACAAATGATGACGTCATTTTAGATATGTATGATCTTGTCTATGACGCCAAATCAGGTGGTGGAAAGTTTGGGACTAGAGCACGCACTTTGCTTGAAGAGTTAGATGTTAAAATCAGGCTAAATTATGCAAAAGGCGATTATTTAGAAGTATTGATTCAAGATGATATACAGGCACTGACTTCTTGCAGGATGAGAGTTCAAGGGCATGAAGAGTCCACGTAGAAGTAGTCTGTATTGCTATATGTGCGTTTATGTGATATGATATATCAGCGATAAATAAAGGTTTGTAAAATGCCAGATGAAACAAAAGTAGAGCTATCGACGCCACCTATGAATAGTGCTGTGTTTGATGCACAAGCTCGCATCATGCAGAATGCCACTATCAGAGCTGGTAGAAGCACTATAATCGCAAATCGTGACACCTACATCACGAGGCTTGATGGTCAGACTGATGACCAGTTTAAAGCTATGGTGTCAATGGCGCCAATGTACATCCTCTACCCGAAAGTGGTTGATGGTTTTTCTGGTACAGTATTTGCGAAACCGCCAGTAGTCAGAAACATTGAATTCTCTGATAAACAGAAAGAGTTAAACAAAAACTGCGACATGCTAGGTAATAGCATTGACAAGTTTTCTGAGAAGATCATAAACACTGTATTCGAAGATGGCTTCTGTGCAACGATGACAGATTATTCTGATACAGCATCACGGCCATATCAGAGATTCATTGCACCGCATCAGTTTATATCTTTTAGAACAAGCTCAGTATCCGGGTATCCTGTCATTTCTAAGTTTATCTTTAAAGAAGAGACTGAGGTCGATCATCCTGATAATGAATTTGATTCAGAGATAAGAAATATATACGTTGTACTTGACCTGAAAGATGAAAAGTATAGAGTACGCCGTTACATGTCAACTGGTGTAAAAAAAGCTTCGCCAAATGAAGTTGAGAAGATGGTTCAGGTTGGAGAAGATGTCTATCCAAAGATTGATGGTGAGTTTTTCAAAACTATACCAATTACTATTCATGGCATAAACCAGAATAATTTTAGCATTGGTAAATCTCCGCTGCAAGATATATCTGACATGAACATCAGTGTGATTCAGCGGGTCATTGATCAAGTGTACATGTTGCACTGGACTGCACTGCCTACACCTTGGGCAACTGGCGTTGATGGCGATGATGCACCAAACACTATTGGTCCGTCAAAATTTATACATATATCTAACCCAGAAGCAAAAGTCGGCATGCTTGAGTTTACTGGTAACTCAGCAAGGGCGCATCAAGATTTTATTGATAATCTGAAAGACATCATGGCAAGCATGGGTGCGCAGATTCTAAAAAAAGAAGGTATATCCAGAGAGACAGCAACATCGGTACTTGTTAGGACTGCTGCCCAGACATCATTAATAGCAACTCTTGTCAATAACGTCTCTGGACAGATCACAGGATCATTTACAATCTTCCTTAAATGGAGCGGTACTAAAGTACCTAATGATTTTGCGTATGATTTGAATGATGATTTTCTCAAGATTGACATGGAGCCGAATGCTCAAATAGCTCTTGTTAAGTCTTGGTTGGATGGCGCTATCTCTCACAGATCAATGTTTGATAAAATGAAAGAAGGTGAGATTCTTCCGACAGAAAGAACATTTGAAGAAGAACTGGCGTTGATCAAACTTAATCCGCCACCATTCTTTGCCAAGAAGGTTGAGACAGAAAATGCTATAGAGATAGCAACTAAGACGGCAGCACTAGCAGTACCAAAAGAATCATCAAAATCAGATAACGGAAATGATAAAGATGATGGAACCAAAGGCAGTAATTTAGATAATGGCAACGTTAACAATAACCAAACTGATTGATATCAGTTAGAATGCACAGGAGAACAAAATGAATTTTGCGGCAATGAAAAAATTAATGGGTGAGGGCGCTACGGATATACAAATCCAAGCAGCACTTGATGCTTTTAATGAAGAAGCGAAAAAGTTGGTTGATGCAGAAACAAGTGGCCTTAAGACCAACAAGACCAAACTGCTAGATCAGATGGACAAGTTGAAGAAGAATCAAATTCCTGATGGTTTCGACAAGGATGGTTACGCTGTATACCTGACCGAAAAAGAAGACTTTGCCAAGAAGCAGAAAGAACTTGCAGATGCCGAACTGGAAGGCAAAGGCCAATGGGAAGCTCTGAAAATTCAATTGAACACTGCGCACAAAACTGCACTTGATAAGGTTACAAGCGATTCTGCCACTGAAATTACTGGTCTTCGCAAAGCTCTTGATCGTGAATTGATTGAGAATAAATTGATCAAAGCGGTTGAGTTTGAAAAAGGTAACTCCCTGTTCTTGTTGCCACATATGAAAGGTCAAGTTATCACTGTACGTGGTGAAGATGGTTCTTACAGTGAGCAAGTTGTAGATAAAAAAGGTAATCCTCGTTTTCAAGATGATGCGACGACTCCTTTTGCTGTTAAAGATTTGGTTGCAGAATTCAAGGCGGACCCACAATTCGCTCCTGCTTTTCCTGACATGAATAACGGTTCAGGTGGTGACGTCAATACAGGTGGCAAAGGTGGATCAAACGTCAATCCTTGGAAGGCTGAAACCAAGAACATAACAGAACAGGCAAGAGTAACAAGAGAAAATCCTGCTCTTGCAGCACAATTCAAGAAAGCTGCTGGCGTAGCGTAATAAATGTAAATAAATTACCCAAACCACTTGACATATCTTGTGGTTTGGGTTATTTTTAACACTGACAGATACAAAATAACATTCAAGTTTCGATTTGGTCGAAACACCCTTGATTTGGTCGAGGAGAATAAATTAAATTTTATGCTCTTTGGCGAATTTTCTCCATTGAGTGATTAAACAAAATGGAGAAACAATATGGCCGCAGTACAACTTGCAGATATTTATGAACCAACGGCATTTAATGCTGCTGTTCAAGAATCAGCAACAGAACGTAACGCTTTCCTTGCATCTGGTATCTTAGTGCAAGACCCTCGCATCAACGACATGGTTTCAACTGGTGGCATGATTGGCGAACTGCCAAACTTCAATCCATTGACCAACGATGAGCCTAATTACTCAACGGATGATCCTGCTGTAAATTCTACGCCAGCAAAGATTGATAGTGGTACTCAAATCTATCGCCTGGCAAATCAGAATAAGTCTTGGTCTACTATGGATTTATCTCGCCAGCTGGCTCTTGCTGATCCTCTTGGTGCAATCACCAATCGCATTGGTCACTATTGGGCTGTAAATACTCAACAGCGTGTGGTTTCTTCTTCAATGGGCGTGATGGCTGATAATATCGCCAATGATGGTGGTGATATGGTTGTTGATGTGTCAATCGCTGCTGGCCTTAGTGCTGTTGCTGCTAACTTGATCCATGCTGATGCTGTGATTGATGCTCTGGCCACTCTGGGCGATGCTGCTGGCTCTGTGACTGCCATTGCAATTCACTCTACTGTATACAGCACTTTGCAGAAACTCAATCTGATCACTTTTATTCCTGATGCGCGTGGCGAAGTTAATATCGCTACCTATCTTGGTCTGCGAGTAATTGTTGATGATGCACTTGACGTTACAGCTGGTGGTACAAATGGTTTTGTTTATACCTCTGTGCTGTTTGGTGTTGGTGCATTCGGTTATGGTGAATCTCCTGCTCTGCAACCTTCAGAACTGGAGCGTGTTGCAAGTTCTGGTAATGGTAGTGGTCAGGATATCTTGCATTCTCGTTACAATGAAATCATTCACCCACAGGGTTTTGCTTTCTTGTCTACTGGTCTTGCTCAGGGTATCTCTGCTACTCGTGCACAGCTTGAAGTTGCCACACAATGGGATCGTATCTATACAGATCGTAAGAATATCCCACTGTCATTCCTGAAAACCAATGGTTAATATTCTTTAACTGAACTAGAATGGGGCTGTAATGTAGCAGCCTCATTTTTAAACAAGGTATTAATTATTGAGAATCTACCGACAACGGTTTCTGTAAATGCTGGATGGACTTTGACGGTAATACCTAAAGCAAAAGGTACTAATTAATTTTAACTACAACCACAGGTAGGTATATTAAAATGAGTAATAAAAAAGACAAAACAATCGCTGAAGAGCTTGCTGAAAAAGCTGCCATTGAGTCTATCACTGAAAAAACCGAAGAAGAACTGGTTGCCGAACAAGAAGCTGCCGCCGCAGAATTAGTTGCTGCCGAAGAACTTGAAGCTGAAGAAGTCGTTGCTAAACAAAAAGAAACTGACGACCTAGCCGAGCTTGAAGAATCTGAAGCTGAAGAAGCTGCTGCCGCAATTGTTGAAGAAACTAACGAAGAAGCAGCTAAGATTGCTGCTCGCGAAAAACCTTCACTTGCCGAGATTAATCGCGCAGCTCGTGCAACATACAACAATGCAAAGAAAGAAGCAGAGAAAAAATAATAATTTTGTACGAGCATGATTTTAAACTTTCAGCGCTCATAGTTTAATTCGGAGAATTTGAAGTGAGCAATGAAAGTTTAATCACGGAAGATTTGGATATAGACTGTACTGGCAAGGATGCTGCTATAAAAATAACACTATTTTATACTGATACAATCCAATTTGAGTGCAATAACGCATGGCGCAGATAAACATAGCTGAATTATCGCCGCAGGTAGACACTGCATTCACTGTTGCCGACAACACGTTCGCACATATAAAACAACCTGATACAGCACGCAGTATAGAAATAGAAGTCGGTGACAAAAAACAGCCCGGTATAGCTTACCCACAATTCAAAACAAAGCACTGGGATAATGAATGTAATTTTTCATTACGCCTCATTGATGATGATTACATGGTCGCAACAATCCAAACTGTTGCGGATAAAATCGAATGGGAACGCGCAGGAAGAAAGGCGCGATTCTATGAGCTGGCTACTGGTGGTGAAGATGGCGGTTTTGAGTTTGAGGTTGAGTTTGCAGCTAAACCAACAAGTAACGTCATTGAATTTTCTGTGCAGTCAAAAGGGTTTAGGTTTGAGTATCAACCCCCTTTAACACAAGGTGAGATCGACAGAGGTGCAATCAGGCCTGCTAATGTTGAAAAGTCGTATGCTGTTTATCATAAAACAAAAAAGAATAATACAATTGGTGGGAAGCATTACCGGGCTGGAAAAGCGTTTCATATATACCGCGCTCATGCAGTAGACGCGTCTGAAAATGAGGTGTGGTGTGACCTTTTCTATAATGATTCAACTAGTACACTAACGGTAACCGTCCCTCAAGCTTTCCTAGATACTGCGGTATATCCCGTAATTGTTGACCCTACGTTCGGGTATACAACAGCGGGGGCATCGTCAACACCTCTTTTCGCTAACGCAGTCGGTTCAAACTTCACAAACAGTGCGGGGGCTGGTACTGGCGATAAGTTAACAGCCTCTGTGGACGGTACCATAGCTACTGAAGACATGAAAGCAGCTATATATGAAGGTAGAACTTCAGATGCGCTAGTGACAAACGGTACTACAGCAGAGGTAATAGACGTTGCTAATGGGCAACACTGGCAGGATTTCACCTTCCCAACGGCACCAACCATTGCAGATGCTACTGAATATCAGCCAATGGTACGAGGCGTCGGTGGTCAAATATATTATGACTCTGCCTCTTCAGGTCAATATGCCTTAATAGACCCTGTCACATATGCTTCAGCTTGGCCTGATCCACTGGCCCCAACTGAGTATGATGGTCTTATAGTTTCAATATATTGCACCTTTACTGCTGCTGGTGGAACCGCATTGGTTGTGCAGGATATTTTTCAATCACAATCAATTGATAATATTTCGCTGACTCAACATTCAGCATTGTCAGTTGGTGATATTGCACAATCTCAGGCGATTGATAATATAGACCTCATACAGCATGGGGATTTGTTAGTTGGTGATTTGATACAGCCTCAAACAATTGATAACGTTATTCTATCAATATCAACTCAGCTTGTTGCTCAGGATTCTACGCAGGCTCAAACAATTGATAATGTATCACTAGTCCAGCACAATTCGCTATTAGTTAGTGATCTGGAACAATCACAAACTATTGACAATGTTTTGCTTACACAACATAATATACTAATTATCAGTGACGTACTTCAAGCGCAAATATTAGATACACCATCACTTACACAGCATGGTATAATTGCTGTTAACAATGTCAATCAAGATCAAGTGATTGACAGCGTATCAATAACACAACATAATTCCTTGGCGGTTGATCAAATTGATCAAGAGCAATCAATAGATATATTTGCGTTACTTCAGCATAATATATTGGCTATTCAAAATATTATTCAATCGCAGCAAATTGATAATATAATCCTTGCTGTGGCTGGCACATTAAATGTTCAGGACTCTGATCAATCGCAAACTATTGATTCACTTTCACTGACGCAACATAGTGCTATAATAATTAACGATATTGAACAAATACAGAATATAGAAGACATAACTTTAACACAGCATAATTCATTAAGCGTCGATGGAATAGATCAAACTCAAACATTGATGAATGTAACACTACTACAGCATAATATTTTGTTCATTAGTGACATTCTTCAGACTCAAGACCTTGAGAATATTGCACTTGCACAGCATGGAACATTGATTGTTGCCGGTGTTGATCAAGTTCAAAATATAGATTCTGTTACCCTGGCGTCACATAATATTTTGGTTGTTTCCGATATTGAGCAGATACAGACAGTTCAAAATGTCAACATCGGATCACTGTTTGGTGAAATAGGTGGTGTGATCGTTATTGCGGCACCTATAGATGGCGGAATTGTTATATCAATTCCAATAGATGGACTGATTGACGTTGACAGCTCTGTTTAATGTATGGTACAATTTTTTTACTTTTAAGTGAGGACGGATCATGGGAAAGGTTACACACGATAGTGTTATGGATGCTGCACTAGATAAGATTGCAACGTCTACCAGTCAGCATGTTTGTTCTGCTGAACCAACGACTTTGGCTGAAGCAACAACCACCTACAATCTAGCGACTCAGGCTATGGTTGGCGGTGATTACACAAATGCAAATGGTGACGTTTCTGGTCGCAAAGTTACTGTTGCAGCAAAGGCTGGAGTAAGCATTACAGCAACTGGAACGGCAACTCATGTTGCTCTAACTGATGGCATTAATGTTCTTGACGTTACAACTTGCACATCACAGGCACTGACCTCAGGCGGTACAGTTGATATTCCAGCTTGGGATCATGAAATTGCTGATCCAACCGCGTAGTGTCATTGTTTATTTTAATATCAAATTTGGAGTAGTTAATCGTGAGAGTTGAAATTGTTGAAGAAGATGGAATCAAAGTTGGTAAAATCCATCACCTGAAAGGCGAAGTTCTTGTTTCTGATGGCATTGAGCAGGCTACGCAGTACAGTGAATGGGTTCAGGTTGGCTGGGCAAAGGATTTAGATACCGGCCAGCAAGGTGAGCGTAAAGCTGGCCCTAATAAGATTGATGTTAAGTCAATTCGCCAGGCTGTATCGGTAAAAGCAGATGTCTGAAGTCTTTATATTATCTGATAATCTCATTACCGTTAGTGGGTTAATCAATAATATATCAGGGTTGTATATTAATGATGCTGTTATTACTGCAACAGTTGTAGATCGCAATGGGGTTGAAGTGGCTGGTTTTGTCTGGCCACTAACTCTTACATACATTAGTCTTAGCGATGGTTTGTATCGTGGAACAGTTCCATATGACGTTGAATTTGTAAACCGGACAACTTATATAATCAAGATTGATATTGATGGAGGCCCCGGCCTTAGACAGCATAGAGAATGTAAAGTCAAAGCAGCAATAAAGACTTGTGATTGATACAAAGGCATATAAAATATTATGACTACAGCAACAGCAACGCAGAGTTATGCTACCGCCGCTGAAGCAGATGTCTTTTTGGCGCTTAAAGAAGATTGGCTCGATCTTGATGATGAAGTAAAAGAAGACGCCTTATTATGGGGAAGATATTATATTGATGCAAATTTTGATTGTGTGGTTGATTACTCAGCAATAAGTGATGAGGTAAAATATGCAAACACTTTACTCGCATATGATTATTTTATCCAAGGCGATTTATTCTTTGACAATAAGAAAAATGTAAAAAGCAAAAAGGTAAAAGCAGGACCGGTCACAACTGAAACAGATTATGGTTATTCAAAATCAGATCAGCCAAATTCGCTGTCAAAGGTTATTGCAATACTTAAGACAGTTTGCAATTACACTAAAGGAAGCTTGACTAGAGTATAAAATGGGAATCTACGCAGACATACAAGCAGATTTAAGAGAGGCCATGCTAGATGATCTTTCTGATGCCGTGTCAACTTTGGTCATTACTGAAGAGGCATCAAGCATCAACTATAATCCTGCTGCTGGCGCCGAATCGGTTACATCAACACCAGTAATCTATACAATGGACTGCATAGCTCTTGGCACAGATGAAGAAGGCAAGGATAATGCTGACGCCACTACAGATTATGTAAGCGTAATTGTGCTTGACAGCGATAGAACTATTCCTGAGTTTAGACCGGGAATGAAAGCTACAATAACAAATAAAAGAACTCTTGTTGGTTCAAATCACGAAATAGGAAAAGTAACAATTGATCCAGTAGGCGCAACTCATAATCTTAAATGTAGGAGATTATAATGCCATTTAGAGCTAGTAGTCTTGAAGAAGTCGGAGATATTATGATTAATATCTTTGGCGATCATAAGAAAAAAATAGCCTCACAGCTTTTTGATAATCTTATGGAGACTACACCGGAAGCTACTGGCACTTTGAAGGCTAATTGGAAAGCTAGACCCGGAAGCAAAGCTGGTAAGACGGTAATAGAAAATACTGGTAGAAATGTTAAAGAGACACCAGTTCCAGATTTTGATAGATATGTGCGCAACTGGACAATGTTTACTATTTATAATAATAGCCCGTATATAGTGTTGGTGAATAATGGTGAAGGTGGAAATGACCACAACCAGAATTTTATACAGGAAGCTATGATGATGACTAAAAATGCCTAACCTCGATAAAACAAGAGAGCTTTTAGAGACAGCATTAATTGATGGTTGGGGAGTGACAACACCAATTAAGTTTGATAATGTAGACTTTGATGATAAGAATTTAGCCGCTTTTATATCAGTGAAGTTTATAAACTACACATCAACAAACGTTGGTATAGGATCAGCAATAACCAGACGAGTAAGACATGAAGGCGTTTTGGCTGTAAAGATTTATATCAAAAAAGATATTGGAACTAGTAAGGCATATGCTTACTCAGATCAAATCCGTGGGTTTATGGATAACATTAATCAGAATAATTTGTTTACAAAAGCTTCAATGACTAGAAGAAATAAAGAGGCCGATGTTGGTTGGTTCGGTTTAATAGTTGATACACCTTATGTATCTGACGAAGAATGATGATAGCCGTTCAAACTGTAGCCATGCTTTTTGAACTTAATTTTACTCTTAACTTAGGAGAAAAATCATGGTAGCAAGTACCAATAAAACGAGCCTAGCTTATGACAAAGAGACAGTGTTTGGCACAACTGATGCAACGCCAACATTTACACTTCTGCCAACGACTGGCGGTAGCCCTGCAAACAATATAGTAACTGCTGTATCAGATGTTATCCGCTCTGATCGACAGACAGACGATTTGATTGTTGTTGATGGTGATATCAACGGTGACGTAAATTTTGAATTGTCTTATGCACCTTATGCAGATTTTATGCAATCAGTGCTGATGAATGCTGCTGCACCACGCGCAATTGCAATTACAACAGCAACAAATGATGGCACAGTTGATAACACAATTGTTGGAAAGGCTGGTATTGAAGCGCTGGTAGAAACTGGTGATGTATTCAGATTGACGTCTGTTGCTGATTCAACTATTGATGGCGAATATACTTGTTCGGCAACTGGAACAGATGAAATCACTGTATACCCTGCGACTGGCGCAACAACTGCTCTTACTGATGTTGTCATTACAGCTACAGGCATTAGCAAGAATGGTTCAAGCCCAATAGAAGGCTATACAATCCGTAAGATAGCTACCAATGTTGCAACTCCTTACTACTGGTACTATCGCGGTTGTGCAATCAATTCAATGAATTTGAATTTTGCAACAGGTTCTATCCTTAATGGAACTTTTGGAATCGTCGGGTTGACAGAAGAAACCAGAGCAATTGTCCTTACTGGCGAAACAGCTGATGTGCCAGTCCCTGCATATTCAATCTTGAATTCAGTCTCAAGTGTTGGTGTTATTCGCATTGGTGGCGTAACTGTTGGTACATGTTCTTTTGCAAGTCTTGATCTTACACTTGATAATCAAATCAACCCTGCTAAAGCAATCGGTACTTTGGGTGCATGTGACCTCTCTGCTTATAGCCTGATGGTCACGGGCAACACAGAAGTTTACTTTGCTGATCTTGAGCTGTATAATAAGTTTGTTGCGGCAGAATCATTCAGTGTAACAATCATCCTTAAGGACGGCGATGATAATGCAATTGGGGTCGATATGCCTAAATGTAAATTTGAATCACTTGACACTCCTATATCTGGAAAAGATGCATTTTTGATGCAATCTGGTTCATTCAAAGCATTGCGCGATACTGTAAATGACTACATGATTAAACTGTCTCGAATAGACGCTTAATCTAAACCTGCTTTGGTAAGTTTCTTTACCTTAGATTGCGAGACCTCTTATGCCTGTGTTCGAGGTCTCGCTCTTATTAATTTAACACAGGCACCAAATTATAACACAGGAGTTATAAAATGAAGGTTACGCCAATCAAAGGACGGACAGAGACTGAAGGCTCTATTCACATCTATCGTGGCAACAAACTAATTGTTGCACGATCTGGAAACACCAATTTTAAAAAGGTGTTTCGTGAACTGTTAAAACCTTTCAAAGAAGAATTTGATAGTGGTCGAATGAGTGAAGAACAATCAAACGAAATTATGATTGATTGTGTGGCCAAAACAATCTTAGTAGGGTGGACTAACCTAAAAGATGTAGATGGCGTAGAGCATAAGTATTCTTATGATAACGCAAAAGCTTTGCTTACTGACGATAAAGATGCATATGATTCAATCATGATTTTTGCCGAAAACATTGATAATTATCTTACTGTTGCGGACGAAGCTTTAGAGGCAAAGTAATTCGCCTTCTGGAGTGGAACCTAGAACATGGCGAACATATAAAACATTACAAAAGCTTAAAGGGTGAGGATACACCTTTGAATCATATACCAGATATGGATTTTTCACATAGCTGGTTTATGAATGCTTACGATATACTATCCCATTCAAACTCCGATAGCGGCTCAATACCACTATCGGAGCTTAAATGTTATGAAGAAAACTTTGGACTTATTGGCTCTTTTAAAGAATTCGTTTTGATAATTTATGCTATTCATAATGCATATTCAAGATATAAAGAGGCAAAGAGAAACCCAAAACCGCAAGTGACTTTATAAAATGTAGGATGGATTTCAATGGTTGAATTCGGCGCATCAATTAAGTTAGACGCAACATCGGCCACGGAGCAGATGAGAAAGTTTGCTGATGGGACAACCGCCGCAAGCAAAACACTAAAGAAATTCCAAGCAGAAACTAGAGCAACGGCACAAGGTGGAGGTTCTAATGTATTCCGTGGATACATTAAATCTACTCAAAAAGCCAATCAAGCAATTCTAAAATCTATAACTTTGATGCACGATCAGAAGCAGAGTTATAGCAAACTTACTGACACTCAAAAATCACATGTTGCACTAGCTGATAAACTTAATCGCAAATATGATGAGTCAGCAATGGTGGAACGCAAACTCATAGAGATAAGAAAAGAGTTACGCATAGTAACCGCATCAGGATTAAAAACTCAAAAAGAAGCTAATGCTATTTTTAATAGAGAAGCGGCTATGCTTAACAGGGGTACACAAGCATATAAAACAAAAATAGCAGAAACCAAAAAGCTTAATGCAGCTCTAAAAAAACAATCTGATCAATTGCATGAAGCTGAAATGCGATTCAGCAAAGATTATGCTATAAAAAACAAAGTATCTGTTGCTCAAAAACAATTAAATTTATTATTGAAGAATGGTTCTATCAACACGGCTCAATACAATAAGCTTTTAAATGAACAAAGAAAAAGAATAAAAGCAGTAGTTAACGAAAACCATAAGATGATAACTAGCCAGATGCGCATGGCTAAAGCTGCAAGGCTGGTTAGTGTATACTCACGCCTATTGCTTGGTGCTTATGCTGCTATAAGAGCAGTTAAAATGTTCGTTGAGTTTGAAAAGACAGCAGAAGCAATAAAATTATTAGATCAAAAACTCACATTCCTGACTGGTGATTCCGGCGCATACAAAAAGCTTTTTAGTATGACACAAGACGTCGGTATGAATATGGCGGCTGCAAACAAGATTATCACTAGGTTTGCTGTAGTGACTAACAGGGCATTTAACATTGATACTATGGCTGAATGGTCAAGCACACTGGTTCAGAGTGCTAGGGCCACTGGTACAAGCACACAGGAGATGACAGGGGCATTAATCCAGATCACACAGGCAATGTCTGCTGGACGCCTGATGGGTGATGAGTATCGCTCTGTAACAGAAAATTTACCATTGCTTACTGTAGCATTGCGAGACATGTTTGGTAGAAGTACATCTTCACTAAAAGAACTCTCTTCACAAGGTTTGCTGACCAATAAAGTATTGATAGAGGCATTCAGTAGAACTAAAGTTCTATTAGAAGGTTTTCCAGATGCAACGAATACTGTTGAGGCTTCACTTGGTAGATTGTCATCGTCATGGGATAATCTAGTCTCTAAGATTTCAAACACAACAGTATCTAAAGACATTATGAATTCACTAAGTGAATTCTTTATTGGAACAGCCGAATCTATTGAACAAGGGCAGTTAGATTCTACGCTGAAAGATACAAAAACGGCTAGAAAAAGACTTGCTATGTGGCAAGCTGAGCTTCAAAAAAGCATATTGATTAAATCTAGTGACGCCGATGTTATAACTAAAGGTCACGCAGATAGAATCATAGAGATAAGACTTAAACAAATCGAACAACAGAAAGCACTTATAGCTTCTCTTGAAGAAAAGTATAAAGTTTTAACTGGAACTTCTGCTGGAGATATAGCCAAAAAGGCGGCAGATGATAAAATACAAGCAATTCGTGAAGAAAATAGAGTATTTAGTGAAAATCAAAAAACTTTAGAGCTTATTGACAAGTTGCGTGGTGGTAAAAGCATTGCAACAATTAAAAAGAATGAGACTCTTACTCGAAATCTTATAAAACAAAAAAATGAGCTACATGCATTAGGTGAAGCTGGCGGTATTGCTGATGACGTCATGGCTGATCTTAACAAAACACTTGATGAATCAACAAAAATAAAGATAGATCAAGTAATCAAAAAAGAAATAGACGGTGAATTAAGATTAAAAGGTTTCAAAACTAATATAAACATTGAGAAAATAGAAGAAGAGTTAAAAACAACCGGTAAAATTTTAGCTATAAAGAAAAAATTTGCGAAAGAGGTGTTAGCTGTTGAGTCTTCCGCAGAGGCTAGAGTTATTGGCTTGAAAAAGAAGCAAGCTCCAGAGCAGCTTAGCACAACAACGCCTGAAATTGCTGCTGAGTTGATAGCAAAACTTGATGCTAAAAAACTTAAAGAAATTAAAGATCACATGGATAGTGTGACCGCAAGTATAAACAGTGTTGGTAATGCTGCACTTGCAAATACTGCAAAACTTAAAGGAGATATCTCAGCTACACTTGGTTTCGATAAAGCTAGTATTGTTTCTGATTATGATAAGAGCGTTATATCTCTTAAAGAAAACATGAAACAGTACGGTAGTGAAGCAGAGTTCGCAAAATTAAAAATAGGAACAATGAATGATGTTCTAATTGAGCAGACAAAAATTCTTGCAGACCAGAGAGATGCACTTCTTCAAAAGAAAGACGATGATTTTACATCAAATCTTGAGCAGAAATTTGACTCTGGCGCATCTGCAATTAGAGCTTATAACATAGAGATAAAAACCCTTACTGTTGCAAAAGATAGATTGAATCTTTCTGAAGAGGAACACAGCCGCCAACTTCGCTTGCTTACTGAGAGTATGAATGCTCAGGTTAATCAGTCTAAATCTCTTAGAAATGAGCTTACTCAAAATGAACAAGCCATTCGAGGCATGGATAAAGGTCTGCAAGATTTTAGAAATAGTGCTAAAACTACGTTTGAGCTTATTTCAGAATCTTCAACAACATTTTTAGACGGGATGACTAACTCATTTGTGATTGGTGGGTCCGAAGGTAAAGAAGCATTCAGAAGTATGACTGAATCTATCCTTGCTGATCTGCAAAGAATGATAGTTAAAACTCTCATTTTGCAGTCTTTAGATTTTATGGGATTCGGAACACCAACAGTAAAAACGTCTGTCAAGCCTTCGGTAGCTCCTAACCCAATCACACAAGTTGCTGCAAAGGGCGGGACATTCTCAGGTAGAGGAATTTCTAGCTACTCAAACACAGTCGTTGATAAACCAACTGTATTCCCATTTGCAAAAGGTGTTGGTCTTATGGGTGAGGCTGGTGAAGAAGCAATTATGCCATTGAAGCGTGGCCGTGATGGTTCATTAGGCATAATGTCAAATGGTGGTGGCGATACTGTAGTCCATGTAAACGTAATTAATAATTCGCAAGCAGAAATAAAACAAGAAACAACAACAAATGAGAATGGTGAGAAAGTAATTCGCATCATGGTTGAACAGGCTGTAGGAACAATGGTACAATCAGGTAAAATGGATAAACTTCTCAAACCGTATGGTATCCAAAGACAAGGAGGAAGATAATGGCTGCAACATGGCCCGTAACTCTACCTGAATTCTTTCTAGGTCAAGCATACAGCGAGTCTCCTAGGAATACAGTTATAAGAACTGAGAACGATATCGGTTTACCTTCAATGCGTAATCGATATACAACAACTATAACTGACATAAGCGGTAAGATGCGTATGTCTCAGGATCAGATAGCAATATTTAATACTTTTTATAATGTAACACTTAACAAGGTATTAACATTCGATTTACTTAACCCTATTGATTCTGTTGTTCGGGAGATGCGGTTTGTATCACCACCAGTAATCACACATGTTGGTGGTATAACATATGACGTCACACTTAATCTGGAAACTTATTAATGGCTAGTGTAAACGCTCAATCACAAATTCGCAGTCGTGATAAAGACCAAGCTGTATTGATGCTTATAACAATATATGATGGCACACCAGTTCGTTTGGTTAACAATCTAGTTGATATAACAAGCCGAGGTAATGTATACACAGCAATGCCATTACAGGTCGATACATCTCCTGATGATGGCGAAACATTACAAACGGTGGATTTAAAGATTGATAATGTATCACTAGAGATGATAGACTGGGCAAGAACACTGGTAGCACCAATACAAGTATCAATTGAGTTGATTTTTTCAGGTGACACCGAGACAGTTGAACAGTCAATAAGTGACTTGGTTATTCGAAGCGTTCAATATGATTCAATGTCTATAATGGCGCAACTAATGGCAGATGATGATTTGAACCAGCTAATACCATCAGATATATATGATGCCATTGGATTCCCGGGGTTGTTTTAATGATTGCAGAATGGGCTAACAAGTATATCGGTATACCATATGAGCTAAATGGTCGTGATAAGAACAAATGTGACTGTTACGGATTGGTTAGATTGATATATAAAGAAGTGTTTGGTATAAACCTGCCGTCCTATAGTAATGAATATACAATTGAAAGTAAAAATAAAGACTTAACTGAAATATATAATGATAACAAGGTAGATTGGATCGAAGTCACTGTCCCACAAGCTGGAGATGTCGTTTACTTGGTGATTGGTGGATATCCTAAACATGTTGGGGTCGTTGTTGGAGACAAATTGTTTATACATAATTTATGCTTAGGCGGTTCGTCATCACTGGCAGATTATTCAAGTAAGAAATGGAAACAGCGCGTTATAGGATTTTATAGATATGCCCCAAGTACATCTTAAAAAACAATTCACTACTTCAAAGAATGATGTTCATACGTCTATTCCTGTAGGTAAAACACTCCAAGAAATAATTGATGATATAAAACTTCCTTCAGGATTGGAAGAAAGCATTCATGTGTACATTAACGGTTATCTTGTAGATAACAAATACCTTGATAAGATCAAACCTAAAGAAGGCGTAAATGTAAAAATAGTCATAGTTCCACAAGGTGGAGATAATGGCGGGTTGCTTAAGATGATTGCGATGATCGCTATAACTGTATGGTCAGGTGGTGCTGGAGCAACCATGTTTGGAGCTGGAACATTTGGTGCAGCGGCTTTTACTGTTGGTGTCTCAATGGCAAGCTCTTTGGCAATGAATGCTTTGTTTCCACCACCTGATGGTTCTGGTGCAATAGGTGCTGCAAAATCGTCAAGAGATAGTTCACCAGCGCTAACAATTGGTGGTTCAAAAAACCAAGCTTCTTACAACAAATCTTGCCAGTGCGTGTATGGAACAGTAAAAATGTTTCCACCGTATGCTGCTCAGTCATTTACTGTTTCTCATAGTGGTTCACAATATGTCTATCTATTGTTTGACTTAGGATATGGAGACATTAGCGTCTCAGATTTAAAAATTGGTGATACAGCGATTACTGATTACGAAGAAGTTTCATACAATGTATTAAATGTGACGTCACCAGAGGATTTAGTATTTTTTACTAATGATATCGAATCTGAAGCAATCAATATAGAAATGACAACTGGTGATCCAGCAGTAATAAGAACATCAAAAACAGAACAAAAATATATTCAGTTCGATATAATGTTCTCAAATGGGCTGTATGGTGTAGATAACAACAATGAAGACGTTGCAGAGGATGTGACTTTTACAGTTGTATTGAGAGATGCCGGCGGAACACTGATGACTACATCAGAATACACACTATACGCTCTTCCAGATCAAACACTGACTATTACATACCCAACACTTGATTCGTTTAAGGTGGAAGGCATGACTGATGATGGATTTGGTATATCACTTCAGATCACACCTACTATCGTAACAGACACTGTAACGCTTGAGTTGACGCGCTCAGCAAGCTCAACAAATGGAATAGCAACAAATTCTCGCTGTAGTTACTCAGTTTTGAGAACATTCAGACTTGGGGCAGCACTTGGAGAATCAAGATTAATTGACGGTGGTCAAGTATCACGCACTATGATTGAGATGCGCATTAGAGCAACGGACCAACTTAATGGTATTATTGACTCTTTCAGCTTGATAGCTTCAGCGAAATTAAGAACATATGATGGGGCTAGTTTTACAGCTCCAATTGTGACAGATAACCCAGCATGGATATATGCAGACATACTCACAGGACAGTTAAATCAACGACCTAAAGCAGATAACAGAATAAATTGGACAGAACTAAAGCGTTGGGCAGATTATTGTGACATATTGACTATAGGTGAGCATGGAACAACAAAAGCTCATACATGCAATTTCGTGTTAGATTACTCTTCAACAATTTATTCACTACTAAAGGAAATCGCTGCAATAGGCAAAGCAGCACCTGATATATATGACGATACATATAGTATAATTTTTGAAGAGGAAAAAACAACAAAAGTTCAATTGTTCTCAAATCACAACACTAGCAATTTTAGTAGTAGCTTGTTATATACAGAATTGCCTGATGCTGTAAAAGTAAACTTTCGTGATCCAGATTCAGGATGGCAGATGCGTGAATTGATTGTTTACAATGACGGGTTTACAAGTGCAAATGCAAAAGTGTTTGAATCTATTGATAGTCCAAAAACTACATCAAGTGATGAAGCATATAGAAATGGGCGCTACTGGCTAAAACAAGCAACTCTAAGGCGAGAAACAGTAACTTTCGATACTGATCTTGAATGGTTAGAATGCAAGAGAGGAAGTTTCGTTGGTTTTCAGCATGATGTTATAAAAACTGGAGGGACGTCTGGAAGGGTTCGCGCTGTGAATGGTACTGTTCTTACAATGGATACCAAACCTGACATGAATGGTAACGCTGTCGACTACTTTGAATTGCGCCCTCAAAATGGTAGCGTAATTAAAGGTTTTGTCGCATATTACAACTCAGGTTCTCCTCTTGAGGTTGATATAGGCGTTGCTGGTGCAAGTGCTGGAGACTTGGTAATATTTAATTCATCTGGTACAGAAAGCTATGATTTATTAGTTAAATATATTGACGTCAATCCAGATAAGAGTGCAAAGATAACTTGCGTTGAATATGCTCCAGCATTATTTGATCTAGCAAGCTTGCCTGTACCAGTGTATACACCACATATTGGTTCTATAAATACGCCTAACAAGGTTCCTTTGATTATTGAGTCATTGACTGCTACTGAAGAATTGATGTTGATAAATAAGTTGTCTTATATAACGATAACTTTGGATTATTTGCCAGCATTTGGGACAGTGCCAACAAGTTATATAATCTATAAACAAGCTGACGATTTTACTTGGGAGAGAGAAGGTAACACTACTGAAACGTCATTTGTTTGGGGTAAAGAAATATTGGCAATTAACAACCCTATAATTGGTATTCAACATAATTTTTCTGTTGTTGCTGTGTCAGAAACAGGCGAGCATATTGATCCAGCAATTGGTAGACAAGTATCTATCGTACCTTTAGGCGACACAACAATACCTCCAGCTCCAGACGTTTTTACAGTAGAAAATACAGCTGAGAACTTTAGGCGTTTTTGGTGGAGTTATGTTTATAGCGTAGAGCCAGATGATCTAAAAGGTTTTCTTATTAGGTATACGCGCTCAACCTTACAAGATTGGTTGTCAGCAACGCCACTTCATGATGGCATACTAATCAGCCCACCATTTGAAATTAGAGCACTTCCACAAGGTGCCCAAACTGTAATGATTCGCTCAATTGATACATCAAACAATCTTTCAATTGAGTCTAGGAAAATATCATTTAACATGGGAGAGCGGCCAACAGAGAATGTATTGTTTACTGAAGCTGTTGGAGGGATCGGTCTATTTGAACAAAAAATATTATCAAGTGATATCCAAGCAGGCGATGCTTTTGGAATATCTGTCTCAATCTCTGGAGACGGCAACACTGCAATAGCAGGTGCTTATCTCGAAAGCTCTGGGGCGTCACTTGCTGGAGCTGCTTATATTTTTACAAAGTCAGGTAGCACTTGGACCGAAGAGCAAAAAATACAAGCAAGTGATTTACAATTGGATGATTTTTTTGGAAAATCAGTTTCAATTTCAAATGATGGAAACACTGCAATAGTTGGGGCAACTGAAGAAGACACGGGAGGGGCAAATGCTGGAGCCGCTTACATTTTTACGAGGTCAGTTGGGGTATGGACAGAACAGCAAAAAATATTATCAAGTGATATCCAAGCAGGTGACGCTTTTGGGCGATCAGTTTCTATTTCTGGAGATGGAAATAATGTAATAGTAGGTGCCGATTCTGAAGATACAGGTGGTGCAGACGCTGGAGCTGCTTATATTTTTACAAGGTCTGGTAGCACTTGGACTGAGGAGCAAAAAATACAGGCTAGTGATTTACAAACATTTGAGTATTTTGGAAAATCAGTTTCAATTTCAAGTGACGGTAATACTGCAATAGTAGGTGCTTATCTCGAAACTTCAGCAGGTGTAGACGCTGGAGCTGCTTATATTTTTACAAGGTCTGGTAGCACTTGGACTGAGGAGCAAAAAATACAGGCTAGTGATACACGAATAGGCGACTATTTTGGAATATCTGTCTCAATCTCTGGAGATGGTGACACTGTAATAATTGGGGCAAACGGAGAAGATTCAGGCGGATATGACTCTGGAGCTGCCTACGTCTTCACAAGATCAGTTGGTGTTTGGACTGAACAACAAAAGTTATTATCAAGTGATATCCAAGGTAGTGATTTTTTTGGAATATCCGTTTCTATTTCTGACGATGGAAATAATGCAATAGTTGGTGCAACTGGAGAAAGCAGAGATGGTTCAAATTCAGGGGCTGCTTATACTTTCACAAGATCAGGAAGCGTATGGACTGAAGAACAAAACATAAAAGCAAGTGATGCTAGTAGTGGCGATTATTTTGGACAATCAGTTTCGATTTCAAGTGATGGTCATGATTCGATATCTGGTGCTTATTTAGAAGGCGCAGGTGGAGCTGGGGCTATATATATGCTTGCGAGAACTGGAGGCGTAGAGAAATGGGATGGCTACCCAATTCAAGGAAACCCTGTAATTGATGGCAACAACAGACTGTCGGTGGATACAAGCACTTCTGGCGTCATGTGGAACTCAACAACTGGCACATTGATGTGGCAAGATGACATATCACTGATGTGGCAATCACCGAATGATAGTTTCAAATGGATAAGCAACATTTCTATTCCAGCTGGCGGCATAACAACTCTTGATTGGGTTGGCGATGGTGAGATTAAAACGTCTTATGCACATGGAACATTTCCAGAATCGTTTACACAAATAGAAAATTTACTAACACACCCAGAATCTTTTGATACAATTCACTGGGCAGATTTGTACAATAGATTTACAGTGACAGCAGACACCGACCCAACTCCTGATCAAACGGTTAATAGGGCAGATACAATAACCGCTACTTCAACTGCAAGTATTATCATAAGACAGGTTCCGTTGATAGACACATCAGGTGGCGGTGTATACTCATTCAGCATTTGGGCATACGTTAAGTCAGGTACAATTACTTCTATGGATGTAAACTTGGGCGATGGAACTGTTGCTGATCTATCATCACAGATAAGTGGAGCAACAGAACTTACTAGGATAAACGTTGATGTTACTTCGCATGCTATAAATAATTGGCTAGATATCAATATTAACTTTCCATCGTCTGGTGCAGAAATAGTTTTATGGGGAGCACTATTGACACTTGGTGAAATGATTGAATATGTACCATTATCATATTTGCGACACACAGGGTCTGGACAAGGTGTGATACCATACACGTCTCCTATAAATTTGACCCCAGATGATTATGTTGTAATTGTAGAATCACCAATTTCTGTTGATGTAAACCGGTTAGATTCACTGACTTGGACTACGGATGTTCCAGATATAAATGAATGGTTTAATGATTTAGTGGTTGCATCGACTGGAGATACAGTTATAACCCTGACGAAGACATTTATTGCTGTCACAAACGTAGGTATTGTGCTACAATCTGATGGAAACAACGCTGATTCATGCAGGGTTATATCAAAAACAAACACCACTATAACAGTAAGATGTTATAGTGGAACAACAACGCAGGTTCAAGGTCTTATTGACATGCGCATCCAAGGTTATTAAGAGGAATAACAATGCCAAATTTACCGGATAAATCATTATTTACAGGTGCAGCTGTTACCGAAGGTGGTTATAAAACATCCTTTGATAACATGATTGACTTTCTAACAAACACCATTGGTATAACTGATGGATTTTTAACGCTGTCAAAAGGAACAACAGCATTACGTCCAGCAGCCACAACAGGCGGTTTTCTGAGGTTTAATACAGATCGCAATGAGTTTGAAGCAAGTAATGGCGTTGTTTGGGATCAATTAGTGCGGAGTATCGTTGATGCAACATATAAATATGCACTATCTAGCACAAATGCTAATGGTCTGAAGATAGTAAATACAGGGACAAACGATTGTCACGTGAGAGTAGAGGGCAATGCTGGAACAGTTGATCTAGGCGTCGATACTGATGAGGCATATTTGGCATCATCTGGTGTTAGACCATTGCGAATCTGGGTTAATGGTGTGCCAGTGTTTAAAGTTGATAGCTCTGGTAATCTTACAGTTACAGGAACGATCACACAAAAAGGTACAGTGTAATGACTGTAAAAGCGTCAGGATCATTATCTATTGAAGAGATAGTCACAGAATTCGGTGGTTCCGATCCTGATGCACTTGATGAATATTATCGTGGTGCAGGACTTGTAACTGAGAACAACACAGGTGTTCCGGCGTCAGGTGAAATGTCAATGGACGCATTTTATAGCACACAATTAATATACGCAAAATTAATAACGGCGTCTGCAAATAATATTGTATTGTCAGATTATTTCACTGAGGCAGAATGGGTGTCTTCTGCACCGAAAAGTGTAACCATAAATGCAGGTGTAACCATTGGTTCAACGTCATCAGGTGTTGTATCATGCAGAACAGGAACAACTGTTGGCGCTCAACCAATGGGTGGAACTCTTGAATTAATCATTAATGGGTATATCTATGGTGCTGGTGGGGCAATTGGTGGAGCTGGTGGAGATGCGCTTCAGGCTCAGGTCATACTGACTGTAACAAATAATAGTCGAATATATGGTGGCGGTGGTGGAGGTGGAGATGGTGGCATCGGTGAATCCTGCTATTATTTTCCAGAAGATACAACGTGGAAGGATCCGGCTGGTACGGTTGGTACTTGGTGGTGGATTGATACTCTAAACGTTTATTCTGTTTACTATTTAATGAATGTATTTAGCGATGCAGGAAACCCTTCCTCAGTTGACGATGATGGTTATACGTATTTTAGGGGAGCATTTAGCTATTCAGAAGAGGGTTTCTGGCCGGGGTCTATGAACTATTATTATTATATAAGGAGAAGGTTTACTCTTTCTATATCTGGTGGGATAGGTGGAATTGGAGGTGTAGGTCTAGGGTCAAACCAAGCGTCTTCTTCAGGTTCAACAGGAAGCACTCCAACAAATGGCGTAAAAGGTGGTGATGGTGGTAATGGTGGAGGATGGGGAGCTTCAGGCGCAAATGGTGATACAGGTGGTAGTGTAGATCCGCTTTATCAAGAAACAGTATCTGGCCCAACCTCCGGAACAACAGGTGGAATCTCAGGAAACTATATCGTTGGAAATGCAAATGTAACTTGGAACGTAACTGGTGACAGATTAGGATTAGTTGCGTAATATGTATCGTCTTGACTTATGCGTATCTTTTTGATACAATCATCATTGTTATGTTTTATTTAGGGTTGTCATGTCAAAAAGTATTCCGGTAATTGCAGGTACATTTCCAGATTTAATCGTCAATATTTGGTTATGGGTGACAGTTGGTTTGATAGCATTGCTTGCTTTTTTTGGGCGCCGCATTCTGAAAAAATGGGACACTGTTGTAGATTCGCACATGCCGGAACAGGAAATAGAATTAAGATTCGGTATTATTATTGAAGATATGAAACGGTGTGAGGCTAAGATGTACAATAGTCAAAAGTTGCTTTTGGCCGATAGAAAAAGAGAAGAGAAAAAATTGCTAGAATCTGTAGACAAAGTTCATGAACGGATTGACGAGCTGTACAAATTGCTTTTAAACAAAAGTTGATATAAATTAAAAGGATAATTGCATGTTGAATATGACAGTTAAAGAAGCATCGAAAAGTAAAGGTATGATTGGTGGCGCCATTGTTGTAATTCTTGGTTTGTTTTTGGCGCTAAAAGGTGAATATACCCTTTCAGTAGCAGCAGTAGGAAATGGACTAAGCTTAATGGGTATTCGTGATTCTAAAAACTAATTCATTACACTGGAGAATAATGTGGCTCAATTAACTAAAAACTTTAACACTAATGAATTTGTTTGCCCTTGCTGTGGCGAGACAAAAATGAATGCTAAGTTTATGCAACGCCTGCAAACTTTCAGAGAAGTAATGGGCATTCCTTTTAGTCCAGTAAAAGGTGGTGGGTATAGATGTGAGAGCTATAACAAAAGCAAAACAGGCGCTCATGTAGAGGGTAGAGCAATTGATCCAAATCTACCTAAAGACTTGTTGTTTAAAGCAGTAAGTGTAGCAATTAGTGTTGGTTTTACTGGTATTGGAATCAAGAATAAAAATGGGGCTTACCAGCTACATCTTGATGACGCAGAGGCAATCCCCGGTAAAAGACCTAGACCTTTGATATGGACTTACTAAACACTAAATTCATATTTTATCGCAGGATGATGTTCATAATCTAAAAGTTCAAAATCATCCAGAGTAACCCAAGTCTCTAAGTCTTCCAGTGTTTTAATCTCAGGATTTATTCGCAAAGTTGGAAGGTTTAGAGGCTCCCGCACCAATTGAACATCCTGCAACTGTTGCAACTGGTCTTCATAAATATGAGCATTGACTATTTTATGATAGGCTGTCTCAGCTCTTAAGCCTGTTATCTGTGCCATTATCATCAACAACCAAGCCACCTGCACCTGATTAAAGCCATGTCCTAGTGGCAGGTCATCAGACCTCTGGTATGATGTCAAATACAAGCCACCATCCAGCAAACTAAAGGTGTGTGTGTGCATACAGGAATTTAAACAAGCCCTGTCTCTCTCTCCGGGATTCATAAAAGTAAGAATCTCACTTCTATTATCAATCCCATTTCGAAGGTCATTGTAAATATTTCTTAACTGGTCGATAGATTCATTTTCTGGGTTTCTCCAGTCTCTACCTTGAGCACCGTAACATCTGCCCATGTCATCTACACCAGTTCTAAACCTGTTTGCAAGCCAAGCAGAATTTTCATTAGCATTTGCATTCCATGTATTACATCCAAGCCTTCTGAACTGAGCAGCACTTGTATAACCTCGCAAGTATCCAAGCATCTCTGCAATTGCAGGTTTCCAGAACAGTTTTTTAGTAGTCAAAACTGGAAGAGTACCATCGCCTACATAATACTCTAAGTCTGCATTTATAACAGTAAGACAACGCTTACCAGTTCTTTTGTTAGTAACCCAGTGACCTTCGTTGATCACTCTGTTACATAACTTCAAATATTCTTTCATTTTAACCTCTTAAAGATTTTGTTTGCGTATTTATGTACAATTTTATGCAAACCTCTATTGAAGAATCTGCGCCAGTAATAGCCTCTTATCAATGATACTGCGGTAAAACAAGATACTATATACAAACTTGAAAACTCAGGATGGTTTCTTATATAAAATTCATACAAACACCACGAAAGAAAAAAGCCTGTGATAATATCACAAGCTCTTTCTATTGCAGATTCAACTCTGGTTTGTTGCACTAGTTTTTATCAGCTCTAGCTATTGCCTGTTCATCAGAATATTGATGGCCTTGATAGCGATCACCAAGCTTGGCTATGTTGTGTTCGAGAGTCTGCTCATACGTAATATAAAAACACTTTCTCAAGATATACATATGACCTTCAATCTTGATAAGAGATTTTACCACGTTGTCAGTATTTACTGGCTTGACATAGAATGCAACTTTCTTTATCTGGTCAAGCAAGATTGATGACGCAATATTTAAGAACATGGCACCATTTTTTGCACTTGACATAATCCCACGATCCATGTCATATGATGTATCATCCACAATTGTTTCCAAGCGACTAATGCCTAACCCCTGTCGAAACCCCTCAAGATAAAACTCAAGATCACCAAGCTCTTCCACGACGTTCTTTTTGTCAATTGCCTCAAACTCAAATTTCGAGTGAATGACAGAAGCTAACTCACCAGATTCTCCAGCTATCCCAATTGCCATGTGCAGTATATGGGCTGTATCTGGCGTAAAATCATTGATTATCTGTGCGCCACTTTTTGCCAAACCTTTTACCATTTCAGGGTGTTGAATATTGCTCACTGTTTTATCTCCATTTTGAATTGATTTATTTTCTCAACTACATAAAGCAAAGATTGAGAAGCATCCTTATATGCCGCAATCTTTTCTTCCAATACAAGCTTCACTTCTTTATTTTCGATTATTGAGCTTACATTAACCAATGATTTTATTTTATCCATCATCCTGTTAAACTCATCTTGTAAGACATGCTCTGGCGTTGGTAGATCATTTTCATCTGCATTGATATAGTTTTCAATCAAACCAAAATGTTTGTCGCCCTCAACCAGAATTATCTTTTTCTTAGCCATCACTACCTCTTAAACTATTTCATTAAATTGATCAATCAGTTTGTCACGCATGATGATGTAATCTTGCCCACCAGTCATTTCTTGGCGCATTTTGTCTCTCATGAACCAGTCAAGACGATACTCATAAATATCGTTCTTTGGTTCAGGTTTGTAGAAATTGCTACTTCTACCACCTATAGACGTTTCAATTGCAAAATGATCTGGTGATAACAGGTCAATTTTTCCTTTTAGTTGTGGAAAACGCTTAACAACTTCAATCCACAATTTGAGAGCAAAGATGTTCATTGTTTCTGGCTCAATAGACTCATCCTTGCGCTGACCAACAAAAGCCATGATTGCTTTAAGATCGCCAGACACATAGTAGTAGTTTGATGTACAGCGTGGCATGAATGTGCGAGCATCAAGAATAGGCATATCTGGATCATCTGTTACATCAGCATACAGGTCTTTTGCGTCAAGCATCAGTTTCTCAAATCTGTCAGCATACTTTTTATTACCAAGAATTGAAGGCTTGACCAAAATATCATCATTTCGCATGTCACGGTCACCAGTACCTTGAGCAGAGAATGACAAAGTTCTATGGCGGATAAGATGGCATACATCAACCAAATCAATACCTTCGATGATAAATGTCATCTTGATGGTTTCAAGAGCTGTAGGCAGGATATAACCTGCAAACAGATCATCTACTACTTGAGCACGCTCAGCATCAGTAAAATCTGTTTTTGATTTGTCTTCCCAAGTACCAGACGCAAATTCTGGGATATACTTCATCAAGTCTTCTGTGGTAGGGCAATCAATCATTCGAACATTTACTGCATCAAGACCATGCAAGAACCGTGTTTTAGGTTTTTCACCTATCTTCAGATTTACCAAAAGTGGGCGCTCTTCTAATTCATTATTGACTGGCATAACTTATTATTCCTCTAGTTTGTTTATTATTAACTTGACACATTGATCTACAGTTTTGTCCGTAGCATTTATTTCTATACAGTTTTGATATTTCGCTTTATCAAAATACTGTTTTATCACCTCTTGTCGTTCTAAAAATGATTCATTACTGGTAAAAATTTTGTTATAATCTGCGAATCTTTTTTCTAATGCTTCATTATCACATGTTATCAATACAGCTAAATCTACACCTTCTTTGAAATAATTTAAAAAACCAATATATTCGTCCATTTGCTCAATAGTATCGATTTTATCTTGTATAAAATTTAGAGCCATACAGTTGCTCGGGTCTCTATTTACAAAATAATCTCTATAGTTTGTTTTTTCTAAACAAGCACTTATTATAGCCTTGTTAAATGATTCTGAGATGCCACTAAATACTATGAAATTCACTATCTTTGTTCCTCGGATTCATTAAGACCAATATCTCTATTCAGATTTGCCACTTCTTTAACGAACAATATCTTAGCGCCAGGCATAACTTTACCTATCAAACAGAACCAGGTTTCACCAACCTTTTCTCTAAGGAAATCTTGTGATAGTTTTTCATATACAAATCTATTCACTATACACATCATAACGCCAGTGTCATCTTCTAGCCTTACATGAACTTTCATGTTTGGGCCGTCTAATACCTCACCACCTCTTTTTGCTATTGATTGAACATCATTAACATTGACATCATCCACATGTATCATTTTGCCTATTATAGCATAATCCCTAGGCGATTCAACATCTTTTATATAGTCAACTTTGTTCAAACCGAATTTCTGCGGGTCTCTATACAGCTCGCCCCAATGATGTTGAGCTGGGTAAAGTACATCAAATGGGGTTTTTGGATTCTCCATATGTCTTTTCATAGCTGGTGTAAATGGTTTCTTGCCTTCTCTCATTTTTATTATATCTAGTGCTTTTGCTGCGCCAATTCCTTTTATATTTGTTATGCCGCCAAGCAAAGTTCCGTCTATAATCTCCCATGCAGTCTTTGATTTCCAAGGATCAACGGCTTTAAATACTAAATCTTCAGACTCATAGAATTCACGCAATATTTTTAATGAGCTATCATCATCCTTAGCATTGTTTAGAATTGACGCAATAAACTCCAATGGGTAATTGGCCTTCATATATGCTGTCCAGTAGCTTATCTGCCCATAAACAACACTGTGAGACTTGTTGAAGGCATAAGAACCCATCGAGCTTATATCCAGCCAAGCTTTATTTGCTGTCTCTTCATCGTATCCAGAAAGTGAACATGCGCCTTCAACAAACTTGATTCTATACTTATCAAAAAACTCTTCACCTAGCGATTTTGATGCGGCCTTTCTTAAATCTGACACATCCTCCCAAGACATGCCAGCAATATTTTTACACAACCACATCATTTGCTCTTGATATATGACGATACCATAAGTTTCTTCTGTCAGTTTCTTATGTTCAGGACAATAGTACAAAGGCTCTCTAGTACCATTCCTTAACTGGACGTACCTTGATGTCCCACCAGATGATAATGCTCCCGGTCTACCCAAAGCACCAGCAGCAACTATATCTTCAAACTTCTCCATTGGGGCCGAGTCATTTATAGACTTCATTGCTTCGCCTTCAAACTGGAATATACCACCCAATCTTTTTTCTTGGAATACCTTATAAGCATTCTCATCATCGAGTGGTAACTTATAATAATCTCTGTAATCCATTTTTATTGCTTTGGCACAATCTTGTAACACTGACAAAGTTCTAAGACCTAGAACATCAATTTTTAACAGGTTCAGTTTTTCCGCATCTTTCTTGTCAAGCATTGCGGTTTCATCTCTTGAATCAATACCACAATACTCAACTATTGGGTCATTACATACAATTACCCCAGCTGCGTGTTTGCCTTTCTGTTTGCTGTGTCCTTCTGCATATTTGACGTTAATCATGTTAGGGTGTTTTTCGAGAAACTCTTTGCCAACATCTGTTCCCATTAGAGTATCTTCTAAACAAAATGATGCCCGAGCATCCCCACCAGCCCTCTCAATGATTATATCTTTTACGGCCTCAGTTTCAAACTTTGGGATTTCCATATGTTTTGCAAACTCACCAATAGTTATTTTTGGTTTGTATTTTGAGATGGTAGATATTGTTTTTACGTTGTCTACCCCATAAAGTTTTTCTAGGTATTTGACAACCTTTTTTCTTGCGTTGTCTGGAAAATCTGTGTCAACATCTGGTGGATCGTATCTGTTTATATCAACAAATCTCTCAAAGATCAAACCATGAACAAGTGGATCGACCTCTGTAATATCAAGCAAATAACATACTAGTGATCCAGCACTTGAACCACGACCACCACCAACCAAACAGAATTTCTTAGCACTCTTTATCAAGTCGGCAACAACAAGCAGATAATCACCATAATCTTTATCTGCTAAAAGATTAATCTCCCTTTCAAAACGTGCCTTGTAAACTGGATCAGACAAATCTATGTTTTTTCTTGTTGCACCTTCTTTACATAAATCTACAATGTTGCCTTTGCCTTTGTATCTAATATTTGCAGCTTTCTTAAACTCAATATCCTCACACTGGTCAACGACAGCTTGTAAATTTTCAATACATTCAAGTCCAAAACCACGAATCTCATCTTGGTATAAGATGTGCTGTGGAAATGTTTTGTTATCTGCTGAACCGCCAAGCATCAACTCATAAATCTTTTTCATTTCATTTGTTGTGTAGTAATTATTATCGACATATAATTTTGGGTAATCATATGCTAAGACTTTTGGCCTCGTAGTATAATTAACACCAATAAAATCAAGCCTGTTAGCAACGGGGTCTGTTGAAACAACAAAGACATTTTGACTAAGACTATCAATATCACTACAACTAACGTTCCCACGATAGTAAAAGTTTTCAGATTGAATCTTAGACAGCATAAAAATTTCTTGTAATCCATGATAATTCTTCGCTATGATTATGTATTCTTTACCAAACTGACCTCTAGGTTTAACCTTTTCAGTTGCATCTTGAACAACGGAAACCCTAAAACCGTATATTGCTTTCTTTCCAGATTTTTTACACATCTCATACAGTTTATAAAAACCAAGTGTAGTTGTATCTGCAATACCAATGACGTTATTATGTGAGTAGTTATCATGCAACTCTTGCAGAAAACTAAAAGTCTGTTTGAAAGAATATTCCGATTTTAGGGTTAAGTGGTACATTATAGTACAATATCTCCACGCTTGACAAGCTCAATGAAACATCTAACGGTAGCCATAACATCAGATTTTGCTCTATGAGCATCCTCAAACCCTTCGCCAAACAAAAGCTCATGCAATTTTGCAAGATTTAATCTTTTGTTTTGGTAGTGATATGAAGACTCAATAGTGCAAACGTGCCTCTTTGGATAACAAAACTTTTTATCCCAATCATGACGCATCAACTCATAATTGATAACATTAATATCAAACATTATGTTTTGACCAACAACCATATCAGCGCCTTGAAAGAAATCATACAATGGATCATATATTTCAGCAAAAGTTGGAGCGCCAATTAACTTAGCATCATCTATACCAGTTATCTTAGTTATTTCCGCAGAGATAGGAATTGGTGGTCTAACCAGAGACCCAAACTCTCCCAAGAATTTAAAATTCTGATCCAGCTTACATGCATAAATTTCTGTCATGAAAGGTTGAAACTGAATATCAGTAGGGATAGGCTTTACCAACCCGGTAGTTTCAGTATCCGTCACTATTATTGTCATGTCACTCATTTCTGTTCGATCCTTAAACATGGAATATTATATTTGCCAAATAGAGCGCAATTACTGCCTACGTCATCAAGTGCAAATGTGATTAATTTTTGATTTACAATTATATAATTTTCTTTAAATTTTAAATCACTAATGTTTTCTTTTTTCTTCATAACCAGCGAAGAAAACAATACATCATTTTCTACAAGCCAATTCGTAACCATAACCCTGTATTTCTCAAGCTTGGCTGTTAGGATTACAATAGTATACCCTTTTCTTACCAACGAGTCAATGAACATTTTTACATTCATGTTCAGTTTATCGTATTTAAACTCTTCTTGAAACTTATCGTAGTGTTCTTTTTTTGATGCGTCATCCACACCATAACCAAGTAACCACATTCTATGTCTTGAATCTGATATAGTGTTTTCAAGATCGACAACTACTAACTTCATGTTCTACCCCTTGTTGAAACTCCGTAAGAATCATCAGCCATCATGGCTTTTACTACTCTAATATCGTGTGCAACATCATCAAGCAAAATATTCTTGTGTAGTGCAAATCTACCAAGACTAAATACACCATGATCATGACTCATTTTGTAAATCATTACCCTGCGCTCACTGTCATTAACGTCTGACAATTTACCCATAGGCTGTATATGGTTGCCCATCTCGATTTCTATGATAGAAGAATCTAAACCCATAGATTTCAACACAATGCCTAAATATTCATTGTCAATTTCATCTTTAGATTCGATTATCAATGTTTTTCCAGTAATAGATGCACGATATACTGATATGTCATCATCAGGATAGTACACAGTTGTATACATATCACAATTATCTACAATTACCCTAGTGACATAAATTTTACTCATGTTTTTCTCAGTAGGAAAATCATAACCTAACATTTTTGCATTGAACGACAATGGCAAAGTGCTTATTATGTTCTCATCAGACTTAAAATCATCTTTGTCTACAGCATGTTCATAAGTTATTCTATCTTCGCACTCATCAACCAATAACTGATGAAAATTATCTGGAGCAATAAACCGCTCAACAGTTTTGATATCCATAATTGATCTGTTTTCGAAATGACCAGTGTTCTTATGTGAGTACAGAGCTACCAATCTAGGCGAAGGTTGTCGTTCTGCACCATTACTCCAAATAGCCTTGATTACTTTTACTTTCTTAAACTTAATGCCAGTCATATCACTTACGGCATTAGTTCTAAACCTCAATAGTGCTTGATGACCTTGTGTTCCATAATCACCTTTTTCATAAATCTTTGCTCTAGGGTTTGCAACGCCTGCAATCAAACCTGATAGACCCGCTCCAAAAATTTTCATTATACCTTCACCAATTGGGTTAGTAACGCCATGTTCTTTTCTTCTACGCCCATAATAAAAGTTGTGTGAACTTTTAACTTCCATTCACCAGAAAAATTGTCATATGAATACTGGTTGAACAGATTATCCCACGTTGACTCATTGAACATTGATTTGTGGTCTAAACATTTCGCCTGCAAATGTGAATTGTAGTAAGGTGCGACAATGTTTGTGTAGCCACCAACTTTCAAAACTCTTTCAAAATCTTGAAGTATTAATACAGGGTCGGCCATATGCTCAAGAAAGTGATAACAATGGATGACGTCAACTGATTCGTCTTCATATGGTAATCGATCTTTTCTAGCGTCCCACTCAGGGTAATCGATAGGTTCAGCACCGTGTAAAGTTTTATAAGTTCCAGCGCCTACATTTATGTGAGTGCCATGATCTTTACTTAAAAGCATAGGAACTTCACGCGACATACCGATCTTAAACAAATCTTGTATTGTTTTCATTTCATAAGCGTTTACTATTATTTCAGGCTTCTTCATTATTATCTCCAAAATCAATTTCTTCTATTTGTGGGTAATTCTCAGTTTGATCTACGTATATTCTTTTTGGTTTCTTGAACTTGTCTCTATATTCAAGAATGTTATCTACTGTATATTCAAAATCTTCTGGAAAGTCGCAGAATTTGTTTAGTATATACTTTGCGAAATGTACAGCTTGCCTAGAGTTAGATTGTATTGCAGCCCATTGACTAAATTTTCTGAGACCGCAAACATAATCAATCCTTATTGAGTCGGGACTTTTTGGTTTCTTGTGTTTGTTTATCGTCATAAGACTGACGTTTAACCAGCTTTTCTTTGTTGTTTTTAATATATCAAGTTCAGTTGGTTTGTCAGCTATTTTAACCTTGAATTCAAATTTATGACCGCAAGCTTCACAGATTTGCATTATAGGATGACATATAGCCATACACGAAGGACATTGTTTAGTTACCGGATCACCTGACTTTTTCTCGCCCTTCTGTCTTATCTGTATGTCATCTACAGGGCCATGCCTAGCAACATTCCCAGCAAAGTCTAACACTAAGCAATGATCCTTGCCTTTAACCACTCTCAGACCTCTACCTACAGATTGAGCATATATCACAGGGCTTTGAGTTGGCCTTAACATAACTATCAAGTCTATTTCTGGTATGTCAAGACCGGTTGTGAGAACATTGACATTAACCATAGCTCGATAAAATGGAGTCTTAAACCTAGCAAGCATTTCGTCCCTGTCTTCACCATCCCTTTCCATTTTTGAATGAACTATGCCAGTGTTATACCCAGCGTCATTCAAATAGTCTCTGATGGACTCAGCGTGTTCAATAGATATAGCAAAAATCAACCACTTTTTGTAGTTAGTACCTATTTTGATTGTTTCTTCTAGCGCTATTTCTGTAACTTCTTCAGTGTTGAACTTCTTTGCCATTATCTTATTGTTGAAGTCACCAGCTTGATTAGGTATGTCATCAACATCCATTTTCATGTACGTAGCTTTTGAATACAGTTTAGACAGATAACCTTCGGCAATAAGTCTTCTGAAATTAGCAGAAGAAGTTAGATCGTAACATATATCAGTAAACAATGCATCTTTTACGAGATGTAAATATCCACGAGGCCTGAATGGTGTAGCAGTTAAACCAACTATGTTTGCATTAAACTCAGCAAGGAAAGTTCTGTACATCCCCTGATTGTCGTCTGTTACCAAGTGACATTCATCAACTATGATCAATCCAACATCACCAAATTCAGAAGCCCTTTTGTATACTGATTGTATACCAGCGACAGTTATTCTTGCTACAGTTTTAGAATTAAGCATAGCAGAATATATACCTATTGGAGCGTTAGTATATTTTTTTATCGCTGCATAATCTTGAACAAGAATTTCTTTAACGTGACTAAGAACAATGACGTCACGGGTTGGGTTTTGATGCAAGTACCTGTTTATCAACTTGCCTATGATGTGTGTTTTACCGCCACCAGTAGGAACAGCTACAATAGGGTGGCGGTTTTTGTCTTTTATTGCTTCTAATGTGGCGACTGTTGCTTCTTCTTGATACCAGCGTTCTTCAAAACCAGCTGGTATAAATTCGCCTTCAATAGAATTGTCTTCAACAAGACTGAAACTATCCATTAAAACACTCTAGCAAATTATAGTTCGGGCAAGCTTCAGCCTGTTCTTCGGTGCTTAATGGTTTGTCTTTTTGTAAACCGCAACCCCAGACACCATCATCAAGTAGGTTTGCACTTGTGCAAGTTCTGCAAGTTTTTACAGGTTTTGCACCATTATGACAAACGTCAGAAGAGTCACAGAATCTACACATAAAAAATGATTCAGTACCATTACCAATCTTTTGAAAAGCTTCGACTGTTTCTGATGTGATAATAGACTCAGCTTTTCTAAGCAAGTCTTTAGCATAAGTTTTGTCTTCACGAACTCTTTCAGTATAATATGCAGAAGTGTTTTTGTTGTACACCATGTACAAACCACGAGTTGCTTTTGTGAATTTCATGTACAAAACCATCTGTGCATAATGCAGAGGTTTACTTACCATTACGCCTTTCTTTTGCACTTCTTTAAAATACTTATCGGAACTAGTTTTGAACTCCAACAAATGTTCTGTTTTTGGGGCATCAGGTATACCGATTCCCATTCCATCGCCATGACCTTGGCAGTGTCCGCCAACAGCTACAAAACCTGCTTGAGCGTCAAGTGTATCCCAAGTCTTCACACCGATACTTTCTAAATCTCTGATCATATCAGCTTCAGCTCTATGACCAGTATCAAAAATTCTTTGTACTCTACCATCGTATTCTGAGTATGTACACCATCTAAAATAATACCACAATTTGCGCCAGCATTCTTCACCTAATTGTGACATGCCTAAATATGGACGTGGGAGTGATTTTACCTTTCCAGCTTCATCAATTAAATCAGATATTGTTGATTTGTTTTCTTTGAAATACGCTTCTAAATTAGCCATGTTATCCCTTTCAAAAGATACCCCTCGAAAGGGGTATTTTGTTACAGATTAATTACAAATTAATCTTTAGCCCAAGGAGCTGTTTTTGGTTCAGCACTAGCAGCAGTATTTGCTGCGGCAGCAGAATCAGTAGAAGATCCGCCAGAACCAGAACCTTCAACTTTTGGCCCTTCATACTTGCTGTAGAACTTAATTTCGTTCTGTTCAGCATATTGGCCATCAGCAGGCTTTACAGATACTTTGATTTGCAGTGGGATATTGTGCATTTCATTAGAATCTTGTACGCCATCGGGTTTGCCAATTGCGTCACAAAGTGTCTTCATTTGCTTGCGAGAAATTTCAACTGCCTGCACATTTGGATTGGTCAGATTATACTGACCAAAGATGATACGACCTTTGAATTTTCCATCAATCACTTTGAATTGCGTTTTCAGCAAAGTGCCAGTTTTTGCCTTGGTTTCAACAACTTCTGATTTTACAATCTGAACATTGTACGTATCAGCAGGAACAACAGAAAAATCATCCATTGCTTCCTGACCAGCACCATTAAAATTTAACTTAGCCATTTTTTACTTCCTTTTCATTTTATGTAGCTACGCTACTATTCATTAATTTAGGGATTTTGAATAGCTCCCATATACTATTTTGAATATTTTTCTACCAACTCTTTGCCGACAGCAATTGCCCTGCTTGCTTCAGAATCCTGACCGGTTGGAAGGTATTTCTGTATGCGATCACACTCATCAGAAAGCCAACCGATAGTATCTATCAACTCAAGAATGTCGCCTTCATTTATTTCAACCATCAGTCACGTCACCAGATTCAGCAGCTTTTGCCTCATCTTGTTCAGCTTCTTGTTTATCAGTGGCGGCACCAGCCTTCTTGTTCTGCATGACATTTTCAGATAAACGAGGTTTTTCTGCACCAAGCACCTTATCAAACATGTGTGTTAAGTCTGGGCGTTCAATTTTATCAAGTTTACCTGAGCGATCTTTTGCTGTATACTGAACACTAGGCTCAGTCTGAAGATAGCGAAACATTGTTCCATCTTCTTCAGTACCAATACGCAATGCCATAACCTCATCAAAGAAAAATGGAAGACCATTAACCAGAGTCTTACCCGGCATAGCTGGACGGAATGTAGAAACACCTGAGTACTCGTCTTCAATCCTGGCCATCTTGGCGGAAAAATAAACATGTTTTTCTGGTAAGTCTCTAAAAGTACGTACAAGCTGTGACATGTGATCTGCCAATGCACCATAAGATTTGCGAGGGTCTTTATCTTCTTTCTTGTACTGACTTAGCATTACTTCTGCGATTTCAGTAATAGAATCAAGACATACAGTTTGAAACTGTTTCGCATCATCTGACTCAGTGATAAATTGATATGCTTCCTGAACGTCAGCAAGTGTGCTAACCTCAATAACAGGAATGTTCAGATGTGACAGTGAAAGCAAACCACTTTCTGCTGATATGATTATTGGATTTGGTGCAGTAGAACACAAAACTGTCTTACCAACACCAGCATCGCCATAACATAATGCTTTTACAAATCTTGAGCTTTGACCCGTTGTTGTTAATTTAATTGCCATTGTCTTATTTTCTCCTAATTTCTGATTATACCAGTTATGGTATCCGTTGTCAACCGGTCATTGTTATACTATTCCACCGATATACGATAAAACCCAGAATTGATCTTCTTTGTTCAAATTGAGCAATATATCCTTGACAACCTTATCCTGTTTCGTTTTAGGGTTATCATGAAAAAATGGTCGCTCATCTGCATAGTACAACAATGTCACCCTACTGATTGGTAGCGGTGTATTGAACAAATGCATAAACAATTGATACAGGCTGAAAGCCTCTTTTTTATCAAGTGGGTACTCTTCTGGTAGGCCAAGATGCACATTTAATGCCTTGTCTATAGCTACATAAGCCATTTATTTTAACCTCTCAGATCATCTTACATTCAACCGCTATTCTTCAAACTTGAGTTTTACTGTAGCTTGAGACGGTGTTTCAACAACAATCTTGGTTAGGTAGCCAGCATCGCCTTCTTCAACCAAGCCTTTGAAAACCTTAACATCGAGACTAGGTTTTCTCAGAATAGCTGTTTTCTGTTCCGCTGACAGATCAGCCCATAGAGTATCAAGTGCATCCACATCAATCTTGCGGGTAAGCCCCAAAGTGATTGCAATGTCAATATCAAGCCCTTCAATGGTCTTGTGTTGTACACCTTCTGTCGCATCATATTTGAAAGCACCAATGATTTTGTTTCTCAATGTGATTTCAGTCTTTTTTGCAGCCTTTAAATCTTGGACCGCTTTCTCATAATCGAGAACATCTTGAGCTACTAATTTCTTAGCCATAATTTCTAACCTCTATTTAAGTTCGTCTTTGCTGTTCAAAATTGCCGTTGCAGTTGGATGAAACGGCACCCTATCCTTGGTCAACTGACTATACTCTAAATGAACCCATTTGCCAACCATATTTTTACGGTCATCATAAAGTTCACTCTTTTGAAGCATAGTGCCCGGAGCTGTAGCTTTACCGACCACACCTTCGTCAGTGATATAGTCAATCATAGGCAGTCCATCTTTTGACAGATGCATACCGGTAATTTTAAACTCATTGTCCAAAAAGTGTTTGACTTTGATTAAAGACTTACTGCGTTTTCCAGTTTCATACCCACAATCATCCTGGCGCAGAATCAAACCTTCATAACCTAGCTCAATACTTTCATTAAGCAGTTGTTTTATTGTTTTTCCTTGCCCCTGCGAATACTTATATGTAGGGACAACCTCAGCAAAGTCTCCTAAATCCATTTGTGTTAGCATTGAGAATCTTGTTTCATACCTAAAATCAACCATTACATCATAAGCATGATAACGCAATTTCAGAGAGTTTTCTTGTCTGCGCTTCACCCATGAAACAATTGTTTGCAGGCTTTCACCATGACAATAAATCTCACCATCAATTGTTACGCCCAAAGGTATAATCATATGTTCGATGATTTCAGGAATAGTATCTATCACTTTACCATTTCTAGTGTAAGCAACATTTGTACCACCTTCATTCCTGACCAACATTCTGTTGCCATCGTATTTGTGCTGAATAAAAAGATTATCGTAATCAATCTTTTTACAATCAGCGAACTTTGCAGCAAGCATAGGTTTTTCGAAACCTAAAGCATTGGTTCTTGGTTTTTCCATTGCCTCTACCAAAGAAACACAATACCCAGAATCAATCTTTTTGTTTATGCGAGACTCTGCTCTGCTATGAATTTGTTCTTCAAGAGAACGAGATGCTAATCCTTCCAATATTGGTTCATGTTTCTCTTGCTGAGCGCCACCCATTACACCGTGAGTAATAAGTATGCCATCATCAAGTTCTTCAACAGACCAAGTTCTAGTCTGACCTTTGTTGTCAACTGCATATAAAGTTTTCAATGTTGTACAGCCAAGTTTGCAAGACCACTTAATTGAGATTCAAGCTCACGGATTCTTGAATTCATGCTAAGTATTAGAAAAATAACAGCGCCTTGGTTTTGATCTGCAAGTTCACGGACAGCAACTCTTCCCCTACCTGTCAACCCTTCAATATTTTGTGATTTCAGTTCTTGCAACACCAAATCATCTTTATCAAATTCGCTCAATTCATTCACTTCACTAGGTTCGCCCATTTTCAATCCTTTCTATCCATTAATATAACTATCAATAAAGCTAATAAAAATAATACTATATGAAGCATAAATTGCCTCTAATGTTTTATCCCTAAAATCTTCGCACATTGTACAGGCATCATAATGACGATATTAAAACCCTCACCATAATACCCACCCACAACCTTGTTTTTGTTTACGATTATTTCTTTGTCACCAATAGCAACATTTAAAAATTTGCTATATTCTCTTAATACCATTACATTTGTGGTAAATACATTTTGCACGCTATTCAACCCTTATTTAATAATCTGTTTGTGTATAAATAGACTCATTATGTGATGCCAGCACAATTTCAACTTTAACTGGACAAGTATTTTCTATGAATTCTTTTAACTTTTCAATGTGTTCATTACCAAATATTTCTAACACCCACTTTGTCGTTTCATAAGCCCCTCTTGATTGATTGTTTATCCAGATCATACCAATTTTTGGATTTTGATGGTGTACTTTTTTCTTTAATAGACCAAAAAACCACGGTTCAATTGTGTCTTTTATTTCTCTGTATATACCTATGCTATTTCTTTCAGACGGTTCAAAATCTTTACTAATAGAATTTAAACAATTGCCATAAAGCCATCCAGATTCAACTATATCTTTAGCAAGTTTAAACACAGGTGATATATATACATCATTCATTTAACTAACCCTTGTAATAGCAAAATATTAATGATACCCACAATCAATAAACAACAACTATCCCTTTACGAGCTCTTGATACAGCGGTGTAAATCCACTTCCTCTTAGTCTCTGCATCAATAAAATGTGGTATATCATCAAGATGAACCACAACGTAATCAAATGATGATCCTTGAGAAGTATGTGCGGTAATTGCATATGCATATTGAAGGTATGTGAATCCTGTTCCATACTCATCAAAGTTTCTACCACTTACAGACTGACTGTGATTTTCCCATTCGCCCATCATGCCATTGAAAAACCCAGTCTCATTTTTTGAGATTGAGCGATCAGGTTCATCAATATTAGCACCTTTGTAAACGATAGGCTCATCTACTTCTGGTTCAGAACTCAAACCGGTCCTGATCTGTTTTGTTATTGCAAACCGAGTCTTGTTTCTGTAAACAATATGTGTAACCTTGTTCGCAATGAGTTGTTCTCTATCAAAATATGTATCTCCAACAGACGCAACTATTTGAACATTCTCACCCTCTTGTGGTTCAAAATTGGCAAGGTTTCCACCTTCTCTTGCATATGAAAGGAGCCTTAGCAAACCCTTATCAGAGCGGAAATTCTCAGTTAGTGTAGTTTTCTCAATATCCTGAAAAGACGATTCACCATTTATTGGTGGCAACTGAGAATCATCGCCAACTAAGATAACTGTATCAAATATCTTTTTAACTAAATCCAAACCTATTGTTTTTAGCTTAAGACGGCCATCTGGCCCAGTGTCTTTCTGATACTGTGATTTCGTTGGCAACATTGACGATTCATCAATAGAGCATACACCACCTTTATAACTTTCTACGGTGTAGTGTGAGAATATCCTGTCATCAAATGCGCTAACACCATTTTCAGCAATAAGGTCTTTCTCATCTTTGTAACTAAAAAAGTCCTCTTGTTTGACATTAACCTCTTCCAAGAAATCAATCACGTCATTATCAATTTCTATGTTGGCATCTGGGTTTTTCTTATATGCAGCAAACAACTCTTTCATGTGTGTATACATATCTGTTGAGATGTGAGCTGATATAGCTGCGTGCAAAGTCTTGGCACCTTTCACACCTTCTTTCTTCATTACTGCTGCTGCTTTGTTTGTTGTAGCGGTGAAAGTTATATCAACTTCGCGAAGGCGGCTATCTCTGGCCAAGTGTTTTAGTGAAAATGTCTTTCCACATCCGCCAGGAGCTATAAAACCAACAACTGGTTTTTTATCAAGAATAGCTTCAACTAGAAAATCAATAGATTCTAGCTGTTTGGCTGATGCTGGTAATAATGCTTCAGTGGCTATTTGCCCAACTTGTTCCGCTTGTTCTTCCACTTCTGTATCTCCTGTTTGGTTTGGTTTGGTACTATACCACATATAAACATTTTATTGTTTTTTGGTTATACGTCAATGTGGATTTTTAACATCATCCTCACTCACATACATATTTTTCATCTTGTTCTCAAGTGCTTCGACTCTTTCCAGTGTATCTTTATGTGTTCTAAAAGAATCATCATTTACTGTTATTTGCAGGTTAAGGCTACGCAACAAACTCTCATTCTGTTTAATCAATCTCATAATAAGACCGACTGCAAGTACAGGATTACCAGTTTTCAAATACCCTGCTATTAATGCTGCATCAGTCGGATTCATATCTTCCAATTTTGGTAAATTCATTTTTTCTAAAATTTCTTCAAGCATCAGCATTCCCTTGTTGCAAAAATTATTGATTAGCTGAGATAACCCATCTACAAAAGTCAACGAAGCTATCAAAATTTGTGATATATGTGCTACCACCATCATTATCAAAATTTGAATATTCTGGAGAGTATTCGTGTATGTAGTATTCACCACATTCTGATACTTTTATCTCTGCGAAATCTTCTTGGTTACTATCTGCTATCTTGAATTCATTATGTTGTTCTTTCGTAACATAATAATCATGCCCATCAACAACCAATTCAATTCCATCGTCTTCAAAGTTTTCCATAACATTACCCAATATTAAAAATTATAAAACAATTTCAGCTTCGCTTTTAGAAACAATGTAATATTTCATTCTATCATTTATAGTGGTTACATCTTCCAAGTATATAGAAATACGACTTGGGGTCAATTTTGTATCCATGTGAAAACGCAACAATAATCTGTTTATCTCAGTGGTTATATCTGCCTCAAGCTTTTTCTTGCGTTCAACTATTTCATCAATTTTCATTTTGGCTTCTCTATTGATAGTGGCAATCTGACACTGCTATATGTATTTTCCGTCCAGATGGTTTATTTCATGCTGTATAACTCTAGCTGTCATCTTTGAGAATTTTGTTGTGATTCTTGCCCCTGAAATGTCAGTATACGAAACTGTAATTTTTTTATATCTTTTTATCTTTACAGTTATTTTTGGCCTTGACAAACAACTTTCTTTGCCATTCATTTTTCCTGCGGCAGTATGGATATAATCTATCACTGGGTTTATCATCGGGACAAACTCACCAGCAATATCTACAACTATGATTCTTTTTAAAATACCTATCTGATTACATGCTAAACCGAGGCAACCTAAAGGCTTCTGAGAGCAATCATGGGCAGTGTGCATTATATCATCAATGATGGTTAAAGCTTCCCTGTGGTCATCAACAGGAAGAGACACCATAGCCAATTTATCAACATCAGTAACTATTTGCTTGATACTCATTAATCTATTTCACTCAATGCTTCTCGAACCGCAACTGTCACTTTGTTTACATTATAACTAGGTTGCACTCTTTGTAGTGCCATAAACTTCGAATGAAGTTTACCATTGCTTTGATACACTTTTTTACCAAAATGAGTAAAAACTTCTTTTAGACCTTTTGGTATTGGAAAGTTTGGATGAATTCGGTACAGTGATTCCCCATCAGTCACAAGTTTATACTCATTTGGTGCACGAAGATTTTGGTTTAGATCACCAATAGATTTAAAATCGACTACAGTTTTATGATCAACTAGATTGTTTTTGTTTGGACTCATTACTTTATCCTTGGTTATCAGTATTTTCTAAACTTGGTTCGCCAGCCCATCCGAATGGAAATGTGTTTCCAGTAGCGAGGCACCATAAATGAGTCTGGTTGTTGTCAACTTTCAGGTTTCTTGACTCAGATGGGTATAACTCAGCGCAGTCAGCTTCTTCACCAAGTATCATGTTTTTGATTTCTTGTATAATGTTCCAATCGCATATTGGATCACCATCAATGCGTTTAATCATAAGATGAATTAATGGAACACCAATAGGATTTGCACAATATGTTTTTGTGTCTGCGTTTACCTGATAAGTTCCATTCACGTAAATAAGATCAGCTTTCAATCTTTCGTACTGGAAAGATATTTCCTCATCTGAAAACTCACCAAACATGGCTTTGTTCTTTTCGGTAAACTCTTCAAGTGTTCCTACATCAATGTAGGCTTCAACAAACGGTTTCATCAGTATTCTTCTCCATTTTGTTCATATCTAAGTTTTTCGAGACGCTCAACTCTTTCTTCTAAAGTCATTTCTTTAAGGCTTTCTAAAAAGTTTTGCTCTGTATCAATCTCACATAATTCAACGCACGCTGGACATTTTGTTGTTGCTGACGGGCCTTGACCTTGCTTGAACTTAAAATAAGAACCACAACGCTCACAGTTATGCCCTTCAATAAAACTTGACAGTTTGCTATTCATTGTATGCCTATTATGATACTGTTACGCAACAGCCTTGATCTATAAAGTAAAAGTGATTCAGGCTACCAGTTGTTGTGGCATGACAGTATTCTATGTGTGCAACAAATAGACCACTTATAATCACCATCTATTAGACGATCAATTGCCTTTTTGGCATTGGTGTAAGTTGCATAAGTTCTGCTAGGATTTTTGAAAGCTTCACGACTCATGATTAAAGCCTCATTGCCGCAATTTCTGAGACAGAAAGAAACTCTATCTTTTTCGAAATATCCAGAACACTAAATTTTGTGCTTGCAGACTCACCAGCGCCATTTGTTCCAAGGACAATTGCTTTACCAGCGAAAGGGGTTTTGACACCATCATCTGATGTATAGACAAAGAATGATTGATTGTCACGATACAAGCCTTCTTCATCAACATACATAATCTCACCACCGTCAATATAGACAATCTCAATGCCATGACCACCAATTGACTCTTGAAGATCACTTAGTGTATCCTCAATTGTTTTTGTCGATATAATTTTCAAAAGTGGATCAATCACGATTATGTCAATTTTATTGCTCATTTGTTTTCCTTGTTGGTTTATCTGCTGTTTGTTAGATTTTATTATAACATACAGCCTAGACCGATAAAAGTGTTATTTTTACGGCCTAGGCTAATGCTACCGGTTTACCTAGTCATCTTCATCTTTCAGCATTGCACGCAATTCATCCAAGCTGCTGTCTTTCAGCTTATCACTTTCCTTATCCGCAATAAGCTCCATGATTTTGGCATTGTTAGCTTTGCGAGCTTTTGCTTTCTCAGCTTTCTCAGATTCTTCAATCCGGATATCCAAGATTCTTTTAGCAACATCAAACCGCAACTGCAAATTTTTGTTTTCACCTACAGGCTTGCTCTTGATAAAACTTTTTCTCTCGCTGTTTTCCAACTGGTTGCTGTAACCAACTGTCAAAGTATCAAGGCTATCAATTTTAATATGCCACAAGTCTTCCATCGACAAGACCCCACCTGGCGCCATAAAACGAAGTTGCTCTTTGCTTGCTTTTTCAAAATTATGCATTTTTTGTATCCTCTATTATTTATTGATTAAAAGTTGATTTTTACTACACGGTTAAAACTACCACTCACCCTACAAAGAACCGAATCTCTCTTTGTTGAAGAAAAACCCAGTCCACTAAGTTGATTATCAGAAACCTTTGTTTTCATTTTCGAGCCTAATAATTCAAACACTTTACGGTGTTCATTAAACTCATTTCTCAAGAATTCATTATAAAACCCTCTTGATGGTTTCTCATTGTTACATTTATCAAGCATAAAGAACCAGTGTTTGTTTCCCGTTGATTCGCCATCCCAATGATTAGGTGAATTCATTACCATTGAGACGTTATGGAAACCTTGAGTATTGATCCCCCATGCCTCTTTAACGATATTTGATTCTTTCATTTCGCTTCTGATACTGACGCCACCAGCCTTTGAGTAAGTGAACGTCAATACAGATACATCCTTGGTAACTCTCTTAGGATGAGCAAAGTTTTTGATCTTGCCATTCCATTCTGTTTCAATTTCAAAACCAACATCAACAGTTTCACGAGGTGTATAATTGCGAATGAAAACTTTGTATTCACCTTCAATCATTCTGTTTTCATTCGCCCACATGATGTTTTCCACTGCATCTCGCCTTAAGCTGTTAACGTTCATATCAACATCTAATCTGCCACCAGTGTCATGAGATATTTTGCTACCATAAAATATCTCATTACCATTAGGCTCGATAACATGAATATCTAAATCATCAGTGTTATACCAAGATAATGAAACACGCATATATGCATCAACATTGCCACCAGCATTCTTTACTCGCTCTTTGATAGAGTCTGCAACTTCACCATTGTAAGACCACGAGAAATTATTATCCCATTTTAAAATGTTAGGCGCACTTGCAACTTCTGGTGCAATCAGGCTTACCAAGTTATTTATATGATTGTTTGCAAACATCATTTCAATTGCATCTGCTTTTGGAAGCACATCTCGAATAAATACATCGATACCAATCTCTTCTACTTTATCAAATTTCGACACATCAACTGACACTTCGTTTTTCATTTCGTCAAATACGTTAAATGATTTTTTTGTTGCTCTGTTGGCAAAGATTACGTTATTGATTGTCAAATCATCCATATAAGCATATCTGCGATCAATAGAATCATGCAAACCAAGCTTGTTAAATTTTGCTTCTGCCTTGTCAATCATACCTTTAGTCGCAACAGCCATTGTGCGTTTGTATTTTCCAGCCGATACCTTGTCTTCAAAACTATTCACAGCTTGATCAATTTCTTTCCCTTCTGACAGGTCAACCAGTAGTGAGCCAATAACAGAGTTGCGAATTCCGGCAACACCCATATCTGTGTTTGACCATAAATAAAACCCCTTCTGTTTGTCGTCAAGAGCTTTATATTTATCTTGGTGAGCTTTAAATCTCTCAACTGATGCCTTGTGTTCCTCACCACGATATAGAGAGTTTTGATCCATAAGATCAAGAACAATATCAACAGACACAGGCGTGATTGATTCTAATGCCCTATTAAAAGTCTGAATAGAGGTTTTGTGAGATCCTAATTTGGAATCAATTGTTCCATCTTTGACTACATAAGCTTGACCAAGAACGTGACTGAAGTGATCCCAAGCCTTTACATTTCCGCCTTTTACAACTTGATGATTGCGCTCAACACCGATCTGTGCTTCGTAATGCAGGTACTTGTTATTGATATGATTTGATTTTACAAGTGCTGACAGCGCATCAGCAACGACCTGATAGATACCGCCAACTTCAATATCCCAGACAGAGACAAGCTCACCATCAACGATTGCAACAACTGATCCACATGCACGAATGAATTGTTTGCAACACTGGCAGTCATGTTCAGTTCGCTCTTTGTATATGGGATTTGTTCCTTCTTTGAAACTCTCCAAGTACGCTTCCCACAGTTCATCTTTATCTGTATCGGTGTATAGCAACCCAGATGCTTCCAAGGCATCAATCTTATTGCTTACAGCGTTTCTAAAATCTTTAAATTCTGACATTTTGTACCCCTTCGTTAAGATTTGTTTTCTTCATCATCAATTTGATCTAATAGCATTTTATTAGAACTTATCTCTCTGCTCCAACGTTCAATGTACTCTTCAATAATTTTAATATTCTTTCTATCCATAAACACATCTCCAGAAAACAAAGCTGCGTCTATTTTATCTAGGCTATCATCAACACATTTTTCTGATGCATTGCGATAAGTTTCTTTTTCTGAAAATCTTGCAAGATCGGTAAAACCTATTATTTCAACATCAGTATTTTTTTGCAATGGTCTAATACTGCGACCAATTGATTGTTTTAGTCGGGAAGCCTTTTCATAATCAGCAATTGTCACAACTCTTATATTGTGTTTTATGACGCCATGTTTCTCTCCGCGATTAGGGTTATATATCCACAAATCATATTCATCATCCTGCGGATCTTCTGGTTCACATACTGTACATATAATTTCTGATATTCTGAATGAACCCTTAACCATATCTTCGAATACTACATTTTGGCCTATTTTGTATATCATGATTCGCCCCATTCACCATTCAGTAGTTGTTCCATCTTGATGTGAAAATCGATATACAGAAACTCTTCTCTTTCAGTGTATAGTTTCTTAACATGGTTTATATGTCGAGAAGTTGTTGACGAACATGCAGGTTCAGCATTAATTATAGCTTTTTGAGGATAACAAATAGCAATAGGTTCATCATATGAGAAGAACACATCTAAACTTTTTATGCTTGCTTTTGTCAGTTGGCCGGTTACAACTTTTGTATCTATTGCATGGCCTTTATAATTGATTCTCATTTTTTTGCCTCTTGGATTATAGAAAGTTTTTCTTAAATCATGGTGTTGATTATACAGGATAGATGACCCGATGCAACAACCAAAAACACGCAACCATAACATCAAATATCTGTGCCTGATACAGCCCTATATATAAGGAGTAAAATGATATGTTGACAAAAGATGTTTTATAATGCTATTATTAGCTTCATAAGCAATAAATTGAAACGAGGACAAATAGCAATGAGCGCTCTAAAAGAGGTAACATGTGCAGAACCATTTGAATCTTTTGTGTTACCAATATCAAAAGGTTACGTTAATCATTGGGGCATTCAAGAAGCAATTCGTGAATTGATACAGAACGCAATTGATGGAGTAGGAAAGTTCAGTTTCGATATTCTTGATAGCTCTTTGATTATAACCAGCGAAGGTGTCAAGTTGTCACCATCTGATCTTATCCTTGGGAATAGCACTAAGCGTGATGAAGTTGGGTCAATAGGGAAGTTTGGAGAGGGTTTCAAGCTTGCTATGGCGGTGCTTGCTAGAGAAGACAGAGAAATCATAGTCTATAATGGCAATGTAACGTGGATTCCTGTATATAAATATAGTGAGACATTTGGTGATCAAGTATTGCACATTGACGAATATTATATGCAGTCTCACAAAGATTCTGAAGACCTTAGTTTCGTTATTCGCAACATGACGAAAGAAGAACTTGAATTGGTTGTTAATAACTGTTTGCAAATGCGAGAAGCTGGTGAGACTATAGACGTCTCAAAAGGTCAAATATTACTAGATGAACCCGGTAAACTGTATGTCAATGGATTGTATGTTACTGACACGAAACTAAAGTATGGTTATAACATCAAACCTGAATTTTTGAAAATAGAAAGAGACCGCCAGACTGTTAGTGACTTTGATTTACAGTGGATTACTGGTAACATGTGGGGTCAGGTAAAAGGCAGAAATGAGAGCATAGCACTAGACATTGCCAATGCCGTACCAGATGTAAGTTATCTTAGTGATACGACTCCTAGCTATAGCGTTTCTGATATAGCTGATTCTTGTGCTGAGTTGTTCACAAAATCATTTGGCGATTCTGTACCAGTTTCGACGCAACAAGAAGCAAATGAACTTACTGAGCTTGGCAAGAAGGCCGCAGTAGTTCCATCAAATTATGTGAGAATCATCAAACAGTCAAGTTCATATGTACATGTTTCAATGCCGAAACCAAGAACTCCGGCAGATGAACTGAAAGATTTTCTAAAAGCAAATAAGAAATATATGAGGCGACAAGCAATAGTATCAATGAAACAACTGATTGATAGCGCAGTAAACTGGAGACAGTAAAAGTTTATGGGCTGTGGTGGAATATAGACACTAACTTTCTATGATAGGGTAAGCATCCTGATTTCTGTTAAAGCGATGCTAGAAGATGATGAATGGCTGGAACCCTTCCCCGTGACCATAGTGAGAATCTTCGTGCAGGTTTGAATCCTGCCAGCCCAACCATTTTATTAGGAGAGAAAAATGACAATTGAAGTAGAAGTTGAAGTTACCGCATTTACAGATAAGGCTTTACAGGTTCTTGATGCATCAGGTGATCCTGTATGGATTCCTAAATCGCAAATTCAAGATTATTGTGGGATTGATGAAAACAACCCAGAATCTATTTTTATAACGCAGTGGTTAGCAGATGAGAAAGGATTAATATAATGGCAGATAACACAGTTAGACGTGGTATGTACTTGCCACAAGAGCTTGAGGACTGGCTAGTACAGCATAGTTCTGATACCGGTATCAAAGTAAACAATATAGTATTGAATGCCTTGAATGCCCACAAAGACAATGGAGGATCAATAGCCGCTACCGAAGAATTTGATAAAAATGTCATGACCGTTATTGAGAGGTTCATGGAAAAATATGAGGCAGATCAGAAGTGAGTATATATACGTCTCAAGAATTGTTTGAACAATTAAAAAAGATAATTGATCTTCCAGACAATATCGTTGAACTGACTTTGAATATCAAAGTAAACCATAGACCAACTATTACAATACTCACTGAAGAAAACCAGTCAACTGGCGCAAATGGCGAAATTGTAATACCGATTATAACAGAAAGATTTGAATTAAAAAATATACGGAGGTGATTATGCTTGGTTCAAAAGATTTGATCGAAGAGTATATGGAAGATGGCTTCTCGAGAGAAGATGCAGTTATAGCCGCAAAGAAAATAATTGCTAAAAGAAAAGAGGCTACAATGGAAAACAGACGAAAATACTTTCAATCGAGACAAGACAGGAAATACAGAAAATAAGAGGTAATAAAATGCCAGAATTTTATGATATAGTCCCTTATTTGTTTTATGCATTAATTACAGTTATTCTTACTATAATTTTTGTTTTGGTAAAACAATATAGAGTGAAACGAAGAAAATATATAGAGCAATGTATGCTGTATAAGTCATTTTATCTCGCAAAGAGTAAAAAGCAATGAGTATTGAAAGAATTAGCAAAGGTGCAACTTACAAGAGTGAGACACAAGAGCACACATTCTACACAACAATAAACCATGATGATGACGGTAAAGTCATGGAAATATTTGTGCGCATAGATGACAAAAACTTGTTTGAGATGATCCAGCTTGTAACTAGACTTACGTCTATGCTTCTACAAACAGGCACTGATCCTATGGCAATGGCTAATGAGTTGCAAGAAGTGTATAGCCCTATTACTCGTCATATGATACCCGGTACAAATGATATGTGCCCAAGTATAATTGCTAGGATAGGGTTGATATTAGAAAATCACATAATCAGTAGAGTTATTACGGAGGCAAATGATGCTTAAATATTTCAAAGATTTATTAAACACTCTCATCGAGATAAGAGATTTACTGAAGGCTGTTGATAATAGATTAGAGAATATAGAAACTATTGCTCTTTCTAATGAAGAGCGATATAGAGCTAATTCTGGCTATTAGTCAATAAATAAAACTGGAGGTATATGGTGTGAGTATTATAATATTGTATGGCGAAGCAGGAATAGGTAAAACTAGACGTGCAGAATCATTAATTAAAGAGTTTAAATGTACAACTATATTTGATAATTGGGACGGCACATCAAAATTAGAGGACGGTGATCTAGCTATTACAAATGTAAAACCACCATATTTTCATGTAAAGGGTGCAATAATCATTAATCATGAATGCAATGACGCAACCAGACATAACGCAGGAAAACCTGAATTATCATATCTATTAGAAGCACCAAACGCTATGAAAGGCATGGTAAGAGTTCTTGAATTTGGTGCTGAGAAGTATCATCGAGGAAACTGGAAACAAGGTTTTCCTTATAGTAATATCGTAGATTCTATGTTAAGGCATTTGATGGCGTTTCAAAATGGTCAAGACCTAGACTTGGATGAAAACGGTGAAGCTAGTGAAGGATATAGTGGTCTTCCTCACGTAGATCACATAATGTGCAATTCCATGTTCTTGTCTGAGTTGTTCCGCACCCACAAAGAAAAGTATGATGATAGGATAAAACCGGGATAATATCTTTGATTTAACCATCATTTCTTGTTAATCTATAGATACAAGATACAGGGATTTGCAGTAATAGGGACATTATAAACAACTAATAAGTCGGGGTGGCTTGTATGTTTGAATCAATAATTTTATGGTGGCAAAATAGAAAAGAAAAAGCGCTACTTGCTGAATTAAAAAAAGCTCGCCATGTAAGAAGAAACTATGACAAGTATAAACAGGAAAACTTGTGTGTCATGTCCAAGTTTAAAAATATTCGTAATAAACAAAAAGGTCGCTCTTAGGATGGCAATGAAGAAGCTTGCTGATAAAGCAATTAATCATGTTAATGACATAATGACCACACATATCAATTCAATGTGTGCAACCGATGATGATATTCACATGGCAGCAATGGCATGTAGAATTCAAGAGCTAGAAGAAGCTTTGAAATTCATGGTTGACAATATCGGTGAACCAGCATCATTAGAAACAAGAGATGGGTTTTCAAATGCACGAGAAGTTCTTGATGAATAACAAATGAGGCGGAATCATATGGCTGATAATATCAAAACTGATAAATTTAAAGATATGATATTTGAACCATACAAATATCAGATTACTGAAATATACAAACATTATGAAGACTGTCAGTATATCAACCGAACAATACCTATAAATGAATGCCATTGTGATTGTTATGTCAAACAGGTGTTTGATTTAGGTCGTAAAGCTGAAAAGGATTTGTTCTACATTTAAATTGTTGGAGTTTTAAAATGAGTGATAACAAAAAAAATTAATTTTAGATAATGCTGGCGATTTAGTTTCAATCTTTCTTTATTATGGTCGGAAAGATGATGAAGATTTACCATGTGGCGTTATTGAAGATGCTATCAAAAATAATGAAATAACCGCCACAGAGATAGTGGAGCGTTTTAGAGAAGAGCTAGTCAAATATTTATCATAAGTGAACAAAAGAAAATAAAGGAAGAGGTAATGATCGATTTTAATAATATTACTGTAGGTGAAAAAGTTAGGGTAGTTGGTGCTGGTGCGCCAGGATTTGCAAGACTTGGTGAAGAACTTGAAATCACCAAAGTAGAACATAACAAAGTTTTTGCAAAGAATGAATATGGTGAAGAGGCATATTTTGCGCTTGCTTGTGGTGCTGCAAGACTTGAAAAATCAACCACATAACTTTGGAGTAGATTATGAAACTAAGCCAAGAAAGAAAGTATGATTCAATTGACGGAAAGATTGTAAACCGTTCAACTGGAAAACCAATTCCAGATGATGAACCGATCATGATTTTCAGAGCAAAGGATAGAAAAACCATAGGAATGCTAATTGCCTATGCTGCTATGTGTGAAGACGAAAATCATATAGAGGTTATAAAAGGCAAGCTTGATGATTTTATTGAGTGGCAAGAAAATAATCAAGATATCGTCAAAGAACCTGACTCTGATAAGAGCTGTTTGAAAACATAAAACTTTAACCATTATAAGAGTGACGAAAATGCCAGAAATTAAAAAAGACCTTGTTAAACTAACAGAAGGCGAACCATACATTCCGGGCCCTAATGAGTTTGTTATCACTGATGATCATACTATATCTGATGTTGTAAGATATGCAATATCATGTAGTGGTAGAGAGGAAGTTGAAACTATTCTAGCAATGATGTCAGACAACCGAAATACAAAAAGTTATTTCTTAGGTTTTGATTATCATAACGATACCATAAACAAGTTCTTTTATGGAATAGTCTCGATAGACCTTAGTGGCGTTGACCTTAAGGATGTTGCCAAAAAAATTATAGAAGATAACGGGACAGACCCCGAATCTGGTGTAATCAAAATTACGACTTTCAATAATATAGAGATATAAAATGAGAACTAACAAGACAATTTGGAAATTCCGATTGAATACAACTGACCACCAGACAATTGAGCTGACCAAAGGCGCAGAGATATTGACTGTACAGATGCAAAATGGAGCTATATATTTATGGGTAATGCTTGATCCTGATGCAGAAAAGTACGAACAGGGGATAGTCACCCACGGGACAGGGCATAACACAACTGAAAATACTGGTGATTATATAGGTACATACCAACTGCACGATGGCGAGCTGGTATTCCATGTGTTCAAAGCGTTATGAGCATAGTGCGGAACAATTTACTGACAAGGCCAAACTACTCTCCATATTGCGGAAATGTAGAATGTGTGACGATGCCAAGAACTAAGTTCCAAAATGGCCAGTTTGAATGTCTTTGTTGTGGATGGCGCTCTAGTTTTGAGAAAGAATTTGTTGCTGAATACAAAGAAAAATGGGGTAAAAATGGTTGAGTATCAATGGAATGAGGCTTCACTTTTCCCAACGCCAGGTATACCATTAAAAGTTAAACTTGATAATGGTGAAATTGTTGATGCAATACGTCCAAGATATGTTGACAGTTATACTGTCGATCCTGAGTATCAGACTGTTGATGGTGTTCCTATCGTAGTAGTTGAATGGATGTATAAGTAAGCTTATGGTATAATAAACTATAAGATAAAAGATACCTTTTTCTACCAAATTGGTTGGACGTTAAATGGGTGCATTGATATGAAAACAACAAAAAAACAGCTTCCAGCAGGCACATATAATGCAACAGTTGTCGACGTCAAACCTAGTAAGCATGGTTTTGAATTAAGTTTTCAATTAAATAAAAAAGATGCTGTTCAACATAATTTTTTAAACCATACTTGGAATTACTTTTTAAGGATTTTAAAATGAGCGTTCAGATATCTTGTGCAACAGACAATGAATTAATTACTATGCGTAATAAGTCTAGTTATACAGAATACTTTATAAAGTTGATAAAAACAGAAATAAACAAACGCAAAGTTATTGGGGCAAAATAATGGAACGCCAATTCATAATAAATCTTGATGTACCAGAAGGTGTTCTTGATATAAAGATCGGTCAGTATATAAAAGAAGCCATATCTTCATGGGGCGGTGGGTTTCATCCAGAAGACCCGTTGTTTCCTGCTAATTGGAATAATGATTCTGTTGAAGTAACTTTCTCTGTAAAACAATCTGTTGTGAACAAAGAAGATAATCCTATTTTCATGCCGTTCAAAGATTTACCTATTGGTGCAAGATTCAAGTACAGAGATGGAAATGATGTCTGGGTTGCTATTGAGATGTACGGGAATGGTCTGGTTGCCCAATGGAACGGGTCAACAGTAAACCGGCATCATCAATCAATATGCTGTTTTGTTGATGAAGAATGGTCTTTAGAGTCGAAAGTTGAGGTGATTGGGTAATGACTGAAAAATGTCCAGTATTAAACAAAATCTGTGAACACTATAGTTACCAGTGTGACAGAAATGGTAAAGTCGCAATAAATCATTGTAAACATAGTGACAATGTATCCGAATTTGAAGGAAACTGCACCTCTGCTCTTTGTCCATTAGTTGAATTTCGGAAGCCTCCGGTCGATGTATCAAAACTAGAAGGTGCCGATCTTGATTTGACTGTGGCTAAGGTTGTTCAAAAGAATAAACCTGAAGCCTACTCAGATCATCACATTTATGTCAAAGAAGGTAAATGTTTTATAGAAGAACCTCCTGGCATAGACGAACCGTACCATTACTCACCATCCACCAACGGTTCACAAGGTATGGCGATTATTAAAGAGCACTGCATCAACATTAGACATATTGGCAAAGTCACTACCCCTGATGAAAATGTTGATCCAAATTTCCATTGGATGGCGACTGTAGATGGAAAGTTTTTTACTTACGGCTCAGCCCCATTAATCGCAGCAATGCGAGCTTTTGTAGCAAGTAAGAACACTTGAAAGAGTTAAAAAGGATAATAATGTCTAATCCAACTATACAAACTGCTCGAAATGGTTATATCTGCGAGGAATGCGGCAGGAAGATTCCAAAAGGTGATAGATACTGGCGTAAACATATTGAAGGTGTCATTGACGTCAAAGAGCATACCAATTGTTTGCTTTATGAAGCTAAAGAATTCGAAGTAAAATGATAAAATTATTCTTACTGTCGTTATTGCTGATACCTTCTACAGTAGTTGCAAAAGACTGGGTAAACTTAGGAGGCGTATCGAAACATTTTGGTGGCTCTTATAATAGTTTTAATCTTGGGTTAGGATATGAAACAGAGCGAACTGAATTCATTACAGTAGGCGTAGGGTTATACCAAAACAGTTTTAGAGATATATCTACCTACACTATGGTTGAGGCACTACCTTTCAAAATAAAGAATATTAAAATTGGCTTTGTTACTGCGGCAGTAACTGGTTATAGATACAAGATTGCTGTGGTTGCAGCCCCAACACTTGTTTATAACAATTTTAAAATCATTGGGCTGATGCCTGTTTCTGATACCAAACCCGGAATTGCAATTCATTTTAGAGTTGAGATTAACAAATGAATATCAGACGGTATTTGAATGGAAATGTAAGTTTTCATTACTCCCCTTGGGATAGCTGGAAGTATTATGGGATCAATCGCTTCAAGTCAGGAAAGTTAATCTATTTCCATTTAGGTAAATTCTCAATGCAATTGGATTGTCGCCTAAGCTTGGTTAGTTATTATATAATAGATACTAACAGATGATTAAAGCATGGTTATAACGCATAAGAAAGATTAGTACACTGATCTTGAGAATTTCGAAATAATAAAAACATGGTGATAAAATGACTGATATGAGTGTTGATAGTTTTGCGTCATTTCCTTTTGGAAAAGTTGCTTTAGAAAAGATGGGCGAAACCCCTATCAATTTCAGATTGTATGATGCTGGAATTGTTGGCGATCCTAAAAACTCTGACACAATGAAAGTTACTGGGGCAGAGTTTCGCTTGGCAAAATCAGGAAAAAACAAAGGTGTATTATCAATAAAAATACCTAACACAACAAGAATAGTCTATGTTACAAGAGCTGAAACAGCTAAATACGATTTATAATATTAAACTAGGAAATTAAATTTGATGTATATATATGAATTTAAGTATGTGTATTGCGATGAACCAATTGCATATGATCCAATGCCAGTTGTTCCAAAAAATTGGAGATGGTATGATGTGTTTCGCACTTGGAAAAAACTAGAGTTATTATATCTTGTTTTGTTTTCTAGCAATGTTCTAATGCTTGTTAAAAACATACAATCTATTAGACAGCGCAATAAACAAAAACGAAGATCATATGTCCAAAAATTACTTTCTTGATATTAGGATTAGTTATGACAAATTCAGAAAGATGAATAAGACTGATGAGCGATATTGGCACTATCTATAATAATTATTAAATTAAACCAAATACTAATTTGCTACTAATTACTACTAAATTAGTAGTTCGATATAAGGAATAAAATATGACAATAAAACGCAATATAACTAGCAGGGCAGAGCGAGAAGCAAATGCTTTTGATTCAGCTTTGGGTTTATTCTGTTGGATAGTTCTTATTTTTATACTGATTTCATATTTTGCAATTTGTGACAATTCATTTGTGGCGACATGGTTATGGAAATAGATAAAGTTATTAATGCATTGTTCCATAAAAAGAGTGATATGATTGTAAAAGGTGATGAGCCTAATCTCGCCATATACATGGACTATGAGTATTACTCTATTTGCAAGGCTGAATTAAAAGGTAGACTGAGCATTGCGCAACTTGAGTTTAGCATGGACTGTACTATATTCGAATGTCCTGTTTATAAAGTTATCCCAAGCTATACGGATAAGGGCGAGATAAAACATCCACCGTTTAAAATATTAGCTATTGGTTAAGATTCATATAGCCGGAAAAACAGTCTTGATATTCTTGATTTGATATGTTATTGTATAATCTCCAACTAACCAATAACTAGGGAAAAAGAAGAAATGAAAATTCAAAAGTTTCAATTTGGTATGATACTTGTTATTGCAATGTCATTTATTGCTATGCCGGCACATGCAGATTCCAGTCAGGACAGTCGATGTATGGGCTGTCATTCAGAAGTAGATGCTCATTCAACTGCCAGTCTTTCTGTTGACGCTGGTTCTGGTAATTTGCTTATGGCAAGTGTTCCGGGTACATTTGGTGAAAATGATACAGGTGCTGTCTCTGCCAGTATTGGTCATTTGCTGTATCAACATGACATGGTCATTTCCGGTATCCTTCCTGTGTATGGCATGCGACTGGAACCCAGTGGCACATTTAGTAAAATTACAAGCTACTCTGATGTCGCTATTGTCAAACCTGATGCCTTGGCTAAAAAACCCAATTATACCAAACAGCCAAAAGATTGGGGTGACGGTGGTACTGTGATTCTTGCCAATCTCATCATGCCTGTCCGACGGTAAAGCCTGAAAGGTAATAGTTGTTTCTTAAAAAAGCCATGATGATTTATTTGTCATGGCTTTTTCTAAAACCAGCCGTTAAAACTGCTTTTGTCACAACTAGATTCCTGTGATATACTCCATACAATTGCCCCTGCAATCTGTCCAAATTACTGTTTTTATAAGAATAGGTGAGACCGCATGCTATCAAGACTAAATTTAATCACAGTATTTCTAAACAATCATAAGCGCAACATACAAGAAAAATATCTGCTAAGTTTCTCAGATTGCGTTATTCTTGCCAACATGGATTTTCACAATGGTAAATATATCGTCAAGTATAGAGAAGTAGGAAAGGTTGATTATGTTGATCTATCTTTAGTCGATGCAATACAACTAACCCACAACATGCAAATACAAGTAACAAAAATATAATGTGACTTTACAGGCTCCAACTGTTTAATCATTAGTCACTATAATAAGAACGCTAGGGAACATTAATGAAGTTTACGATAGCCAAATCAAAGAATCCAATTAGTAAGAGATTTAGCGTAGATGAAGAAAGTGGGGAGCTAGTAAAAAATGATGGTGGTAATTTAACACTCGCTGAGTTCTTTACTCAAGATGAATTAAACATAGAAGCATTACATAACTTTATGGTTAGTGACGCTTGTGATGACCGCACTATCCTAATCCCCGGCACTACTGTCTATAATAAAGGCTTGATCATTACCAAGGGTGAAATCAACAAACGCGCTAATGAAGATACCAAGACCCCTATGGTCGCCCGCTCCAAAGATTATTTTGACTATAGAGGTGGTGATGGTTTTATCCTATTGGATTACGACCCATCTTCAGACTACACTCAGAATGATGGTGAACCTCTAACCAAAGACGAATTTCTTAACCTTGTATATGAAGTCCTACCAGAAATAAAAGATGCACCTCACATGTGGAAGACTTCGTCTTCTAGCTGTATAGAGAATACGGTAAGCATGGAGAAGTATCGTGGTATACAAGGACAACACATTTTTGTTCATATAAAAGACACCTTAGATATTGAGCGCATAATGGGCTTGTTCTATAAAAGGTTCTGGCTTGCTAAACATGGCTATGTCTTTATAGATAAAACTGGTGGTATGCATGACCGCACAGTAATTGACAAAGTGGTGAACAGTCCAGAAAGAGAAATCTTCCTAAAAGCCGACTGTATGTACCCAGCATATCAGACTGTACAGTATGACGTGTTTAATGAGGACTCACCAGCCCTAAATACTAGGGTGATTACCGACCTCACTATGGAAGAAGATGAGCGCTGCAAACAGCTTATAGATAATGCAAAGGATAAAAGATCAGGATTGGCAACTTCAGTCCGTGACTCTTATGTAACAAAGAACAATGAGCGATTTGGTCTTAGTGCTTCCAAATTAAATAGCTGTGTTGTTAACAAAGTGTTATACAGCGACAACCCTATAAAGATG